AACGCCAATAAGGTTTTCCACCCCAGTACGACATTTGGGGGTACTATATTCTGTACTCCAGGAAGCTCAGTAGAGCTGAATTGTCTCCATTTAAAGGGCGGTGTTTTTTCGGTCGGTGGATACATGTCAGGGAGGGCCCTGGTTGTTTCCGGACGCGCAGTAGGTTTTAACTGTGAGTCTCATTCGGACCTTTGGGTGTCGAGCGCTATTTTCCATAGTGAAATTGCGATAAAACTAAAGACATTTTCCAGTGCGAGGCTGCTGTCTGGGGTTGTCCTGGGTAGTAGCATAACAGATGTAGATGTCTCTTCGCTTTTATGGGCAGAAGCAGGGGATTTATAGGTGTGGTAAAGTTCTACAACATTTAGAAGTCAAACCACGGTCTTAATATAGGTCTGAGTTCAGAAGGAGACACATTATGGTAAGAGATAGTTACAAAGGAATCCCAAAGAAGTTCGTAATGCGTATGGACCAGGATGGCAAGGTTCAATTGCCTCACCCCCACGCTGCGGGTGTAGGGAGCTCGGGTTCGTTTACGCCGGTACTAGTTGGTAGTGGTGTACTGACTAATGGTTATACGTACCTGACTGATACCAGCATCGGTTGGCACTCGATGGTACTTACTACTGTGGTCAGCGGCAGCACGTCAACCTCAGGTATTGCGTATACTGTTGATGCCCCGAATCAGACTGTTCACTTCTCGGGCGCGTTCACGGGCGACGACCGCGCTTTTAGCTACGTCATCTTCAACCCGGGTACTGGTTCTCCTAAGGTTTCCTAAGTAGCTTTTAGGTTAGTGATTCCAAAAGCCCCCTGTCGCTTAAGGCTGGGGGCTTTTGTTTTTGGCGCCTTCTATTCAACTCCCCTCTACGCTACCCCCTTTTTGCCGTATACTTAAGCTGTAGACTTAACTGGAGGGTTTTATGCTTTACAGTATTCAGGAGTTTTTGGAGATGCGTCGGGTGGAGAATGAAGAGCTTGGCAACCCCCCTTCGGAAGACCTTGTTGTAGGGGGGCTTGAGCTTATTCAAGAGGTAGAGGAGTTAGATGGTTATATTCTACTAGAGGAGGAGTCAGGGGTTCAACCACTGTAGGATTTTAACTCGTTAGGAGGCGCTTATGCGAACCGTCCACAGAACACTAAGTAAGGAACACAGTGTTTATATCCCCCACAGTGCAGATAAAGGTGATTGTCTATACTGTAAGGACGGCGTTCTTGAAAGAGATTCCAGGGTTGAAGAGGAGTTCTGTGTTAAAGAGGGGTATTCCTGTGACACCTGTGGTTGTAAGTATATAGAGTCTGTTATAGTTTTGCCTACCATCTGTGGCCCCTCAGCGCGCTACTTCGTTAAGGTGGTGGATGACTGGTACAGTAGAAAGGCAGTAGGTTAATAGAATGCTTGTGAATTTTACGGACCTTACACTTTTATCGGTAGACGACTCTGGGCTACACCCTGTTTTTATGCTCCCCATTGGTTACTTCCCCTCGGAAGAAAAAGAGTTCGAAGGGAAGAGTCGCTATCACTACTTGTTTTTTTCTCCGGCGGGGGATGAGCCTGAGCTTGTTTCCTATAGTGTCCCATACTTTGATTCTATAGCCTACACCAGAGCTTTAAACGCGCTAAGAGGGGATGACGTTGGTTAGTAATACTACCTTCCAGGCCATTATTGACTTTATAAAGCGAATGTCAGCTAAGGTTTTATTTACGAAGGACGTTGAGGTGATTAAGATGAGTACAGATATAATGAGTGAGTGGCCTGAAGAGGGTCGACCATCTAAGCTGTTAGACAAGAGGGGGGAGGTCCCCCGTCACACACGCTTCAAGTGGGGGCGAAGGTCTCTGACGGATATCAAGGGTCTTTGTATCCATCAGACACTGGGTGGAGATGACCCTGTTGCTACGGCGAATTACCACGTAAACTACTTCCCTAATGGGAGCTCTACTCCAGGTGCGCCTTCCGTGTGCTATACCTTCTATATCAGACGCTCTGGGGATATCTGGATGTGTAACGACATCGAAGACATTACCTGGTCTCAGGGAAACGGAGACATTCCAGGTGATGAGAACCTAATGTATCTGGCGGTTGTTCTCGGCGGCAATTTTAACGGCACGGGTTATAGCCAAGGTGTGAATGAGCCTACTCTTGCTCAGATGAACTCACTTCTCGAGCTGATTAACTACCTGTGTGTGAACCTGGGGCTTGGGTATGACCAGGTGTTGGGGCATTATGATGTGGGAAAACCCGCTTGCCCAGGCTACACAATCACCAGTATTATTGAGGCCTTGAACAGGGACCCCTCTCGCACTTCAGATAACTGGTCAATTAAGGACTGGCAGTATGCGCTCGTCAGGCTGGGGTACGACTTAGGGGCCTATGGTCCTCGTAAAGATGGCGTAGATGGTGATTGGGGTACAGCATCTAAGGTAGCCCTTGTTAAGTATCAGACGAGTAAAAAGCTCCAGTATGTTAGTGGTATTCGAGACCTGCGTACTAAGGCCCTTTTAGTTGAGGATTTGAAGGTTAAGTTTGGTGTAGACGTAGACCTTCTATGGTCTTAAGATGCCACTATACGCTACCTGGAAGCTGCTTGCCTTAGTGTTGTACTTGGGCTCCCTGCTTGCAGTTTGTGTGGGTGCGTGTTCAGTTAGTTGGGGTATCATAAGCGTAGAAGCCTTGAGGAAGATTTTAATAGGTGCTGGGGCACTCTTTATATGTGGGATGTGTAGCTATGCTATCTCTGGGAATAGGTCGTAGAGTCATATCCAAGATAATATTGCCCTCATCAGTTATACCACTGAAGTCTATAGTGCTGGGTAAAGCGGGGGAGGCATTTGAGCTTTTAGTAGAATATGTTTTTCGCCCGCCAAAATTTTGTAGGCCTCTGCTGGCTGAACTACTACATAGCTGTTGTTTGTCTCATACTATACAAGAGATGTCTCGCTACTGGGTTCCAGCCTCTAATAAAAGCCCCCTGGTGGTAATATCAAGTAGCCCTTTGTTGTATAGTTTTGATGTGGAGCTTCAGATGATTATGGAGGCGCTGGATGGGGATTAGAATTCCGAAGTCAGTAGTATCTGGCGTATCTATGGCGTTTGTTACAGCCAGAAATGTTTCCAGTTTGGGTGCGTTTGGGGTTCCCTCTTCTCGGGACATAGAGCTTGTCCTGGAAGCCCTTGTAGAGTGGGTTAGCGCGGAAGGCAAGCTTACTGAGGCGGGTACCATTGATATTTCGAGTTGGTTGAAGTAAGGAGTTTTGAATGGTTTTACCAAGAGGTGCGGGGGATTTTTACCACAAGTATAGGCCTCAGACATTTGATGAGGTAGTAGGCCACAGTACTACTATAAACAGCTTGCGCAGTGTTTCCACTATGGATGCCCCAGCGCAGGCTTTTTTGTTTTCGGGGGATTCAGGCTGTGGCAAGACCACCACTGCCCGTATTATGGCTATGGCGCTTAACTGTGAAAGTAAGGATGCTAAAGGCAACCCTTGTACCGTGTGTGCTTCCTGTAAGGCTATTATGACGGGACGTATGCCTGACGTGGTGGAGATAAATGCGGCGGATACCAGGGGAATTGATGACATCCGGCTTCTGAAGGAGCAGGCAGCTTTGTCCCCTGTTTTTTCGGACAACAAGGTGTTTATTCTGGATGAGGCACACTCCTTAACAAAGGACGCCCAGCAGATGCTCCTGAAGCTTTTGGAAGAAGCACCTTCTGGTGTATATACCATCCTTTGTAGTACAGACCCTCAGAAGATTATACCTACGGTGCGCAATAGGTGTCAGTCCTACAAATTTCCGAAGCTTCCCGTGTCTGATATCAGAAGGCTGGTGTCTGAGGTGTGGGGGCTGGAAGGGCTACCAACAGGGGGTGTGGTAGATAGTGCCTTAGAGCTAGTAGTGGACACAGCAGCCGGAAGCGCTCGAGCAGCTCTTGTAGGGCTACAGCAGGTATACCAAGCGTTCGCTAGTGGGGATGGGTCTAATCTCGATAACATTTCAAAGATGCTGGAGGAGGTTTCAGAGGAGGCAGTGGCCGGCATCGAGATTGCTCGAGCTATTATGAATAGGGCTTCGTGGAAGGATGTTGTGGCCTTGGTGAAGGGTAGTAGTTATCATCCGGAGGCCGTACGGCTATCAGTGCTGGGTTACTTTAGAGCCTGCCTGATGTCGTCTGATAAGAGGGAGAGCGCCGACCGTTTTGCCGATGTTATGCGTTTTTTTATGGAGCCATTTATAGGGCCTAAGCCGGAAAATAATTTGGTACTGGCTTTATATGATGCCTTTAATCGTTTAAATTCGGCGGGCAGGTCTAATGCTAACAGATAAGCAGGCAGAGCTTATTGAGCTGCTACTGAAGAGGTGCGACCAGGAGGTGGGGGTAACTCCCCAAGAGCTTTATATGAGGCAGCTGGGCCTCTGCTGGTTAGTTATGGCTAAGGATTCTTGCGTACTTTGTACAGACGGGGCTGAGACAAGCCCCCTGGCGAACTTGTTGAACCCCACTATGGAATGTGTTGGGTGTATTTCACGTTTTATATCAGAGTTAGTAGTGGAGAAACCTTGTGACACACCAGATACAGCTAAGCAAGAGCCTCCTACATAGAATGCCCGAAGTAGTAGTGTTGTCTGAGGTGTCTATGTTTGAGGAGGGAGAGGCACTACTACGCTGTTCAAGAAAGGCTCTCACAGTTCTTAAGGCGTATTCTGCGAGCAAGAACACTAATCCGCCACTGTTCGTAGCAGGTAAGTTTGTAGGGATTCCTGTTGTTGTGGATGCCAGCGTTGATGTGAACACCTTAATCATTGAGCCTTGCGGGTCCAAACTCTTATGGTGGGTAGATGAGAAAAAAGACAAAGAGATTCAATAAAAAGCTCCTTTTTGACATCCTAAATATAGATTCACCTACGTACTACGAGCAGGGGCTCGGGGATTGGTATATCTCTATACTGGAGGGCTCTGTAGACCACGTGGGGCGTGATGTACTTGGGAATGTGTCTGCCTCTATCGTCGGGGCTAACTACGGGTCTCGGGTTATGATTTCTGCGCACCACGATGAGGTGGGTGTGGTTGTGACTGGGCACACGGAGGAAGGCTATCTTAAAATAACCGATGTTGGGTATATTGACCCTGTGTGTGTTCCTGGCTCACTATTTAGGTTTACGACACCTGGAGGAGAGAAGGTACTTGGTGTCGCGCTAAAAACACCTGTACACCTTCTGCTGGATGAGGAGGAGGGGAAGGGCGTATACGCAGTCCCTGAAGTGTCTTGTATGGTGGTGGACGTGGGGGCGACATCTTTGTCAAAAGCTAGGCTGCTAGTCCCCGAGGGAAGCTTTGGCGTATGGAACACCTCTGTGGTGGAAGCCCCATCTGGCTCAAAGCTCTTTGCGCGGGGCGCGGATAACAAACTATCTGTTTATGTAGTGACTCGGGTTATGCAGGAACTTGCTCTATCTAAAGAGAATCTCCCCGCGAAGGTGTTTGGTGTTTTGACTGCCTCAGAAGAGGACACAGGGTCTGCTGCTGTGTGTGCCGCTTATAAGATTGACCCTGCTATAAATATAGTTCTTGATGTAACTGCGCTCGGCCCATTTGAAGGGGAGCCCGCTGAAGAGGGGCACACTTTTGATAAGATAGTTATTGCGAGGGGCCCTTTAATTCACGATAAGCTCTCCTCATTCGTGATAGACACTGCCGCAGAGATGGGGCTGAACTATCGTACAGAGTTTGTGTCCGACGGGACGGGAACTGACTTAGAATCATTACGTACGGTAAAGGGGGGTTCTGCTTGCTGCCTTATAAGCATACCTGTACGTATGCTACATACACCCCTCTCCCTATTTGACCCCTCAGTTTTGGAAGACGTAGTATCGTTAGTCGTTAAGGTAGTACAGCGACTAGATTTCCTTAAACTTTAGAATTGTGGAGTGTGTTATGTCTTGTAAGTCTTGTGACGAACCTAAGCCCTCCAGGTATGAGCACCAGGTTAACGAAGAGGAGGCACGTGAGTTAAACCAACCTACTTCGCCCCCACCGCCCGGAGCACCTAACAGTACTCTCGAGTATATGAATACGCTGTCTTACAAGACACTGCTTTCTCTTAGAGAAGACGCCTACAGCAATGAGATGGCCTCGTTTTTTAAGGCGGCGGCAGAGATGTCAGAAGATTTTAGGTGTTTGCAGATACACATAATGGTTCAGACTATAAATGGGGAAGAGTATTCACCTAATGGCCAGACTTCTATTTACTGTGCTCGTCTTTTGAAGAAGATGTTGGAGCACGATTTATTCTCGGGTCTGGCGGACAAGAGGTTTCCCTCGTTGAAGGGCAACTTGGAAGCTTACCTGGGTGCAGCAGCCTACCTCTCAGTTTAGAACAATTCTACAAATTTTTCCTACTCTTAGGTTATGAACTAATGAAAAAATACCCGTCGTTAGATTCTATGCGAAAAAGTGGCTCGATTCTTCGCTCGGCGTTGGTAGTGGCTGCTACCGCTGCCTCCTCCCCTGGAGCAACACCTCTTTTCATAGACAACGCCGTGCGGAAGTTTATTGAGAGGTGTGGGGCCCACCCTGCGTTTCTTGGCTACGAGGGGTACCCTGCTTCTACCTGCATCTCTATCAATAGCCAGGTTGTACACTGTATACCCTCCGACACTCCGATACTTAAAGGTGATATTGTAGGGGTTGATTGTGGTGTCGAGTTCGAGGGGGCTATAACGGATGCTTGTAGGACAGTTTGTGTAGGTAAGGTAGCCCCCAGAACTAAGAAGCTGGTCATTACCGCCTACTCGGCCTTGGTTGCTGGTATTAAGGAGGCAAAACCTGGTGCTCGAGTAGGGGATATCTCCTACGCAATACAAAAGACTGTAGAGTCCGCAGGATTCAGTGTTTCCAGGGAGTTCGTCGGGCACGCTGTGGGCCCGGTGCTGCATAGTCCCCCGTGGATTCCCAATTATGGTAGAGCGGGTCGAGGCGCACTATTAAAGGCTGGTATGTTTATAGCTATAGAGCCTGTCATATTTGATGGCAACTGGCACACAAAATTAGAAGGTGATTGGAACACCGTTTCTGTTGATGGAAATCTTTCCGCTCATGTGGAGGACACCATTTATGTATCTCCCGAGGGCCCAGTGGTTATAACTTAAGTGTCGGCTCCTTATATAGCGCTTGCTATAGCTTTTGGTGCCACACTCTTCCTAGGGGTGGGTATTTTGGCCAGGAATCATTACAAAGGTAGACCCTCCCGAATTCCAGAAGCGGAGCGGATAAGGTACCTTGAGGAGCAGAATGGGTATCTTGCTGCTCAGAACAAATTACTGTTAGAAACACTTCATTCTTTGAAGGCTGTGTTGGACAGTAAGGTGTCTTTGGCCGGTCAAGCTGCCTCGCAAGGGGTCACTGAGAATACTGAGGAGGTGGAGCCTACTGTCTTCATTAACCCTATGTCTTCCGACTCCTCTATGGAGCGAAGTTTTACAGATTTAGGGGAGGTCAAGGAAGAAAAAGTTTTAGGAGACCCAGTCGATAGATTACGTCGGCTACTTGGAAAATAAGCTTTGTGGGAGGGCTATGTGTGACAAGGTTACTACCTGTACTTTATGATGAGTGGAACTACGAGAAAAATTTTGACTTAGGGATTAAACCAACAGAGCTTACTTCAGGCTCTCGTAAGAAGGTTTGGTGGCGTTGTGCTTTGGGCCACGAATGGCAAGCCTTTGTGTTTAATAGGTCTCGTGGCAAGGGCTGTCCGTATTGTGCAGGTAGAAAGGTATGCTTAGATAACTGCCTTGCCACAGTTAATCCTTGTCTGACAATGGAGTGGGATTATAAAAATAACTTAGGCTCTGGGTGTTCACCCGAGTCAGTTACAATATCCTCCAATAAGATATTTTGGTGGAAGTGCCCCAGGGAACATAGTTGGAAATCTACAGTGAACAACAGGTCGAGGGGCAAAGGATGCCCTTACTGTGCTGGACAGAAAGTATGTTACGACAATTGTCTTGCCACAATTAATCCCGCACTGGCCGCAGAATGGAACTACGCTAAAAATTCTGATAAGTTTACGCCTGAAACAGTTACCCATAACTCTGGAAAGAGTGTTTGGTGGCAGTGCTTACTAGGGCATGAGTGGCGTGCTCTTATTAATGACAGAGCTAATGGCAGGGGGTGCCCGTACTGTGTGGGTAAAAAAGTGTGCGCAGATAACTGCTTGGCTACGGTTAACCCACAGTTGGCCGCTGAGTGGCATCCTACAAGGGATGGTGTTGGATTAACACCAGGGGGAGTTACTGCGGGCTCACACAAAAGCGTTTGGTGGGTTTGTGAGAAGGGGCACTGGTGGAAGGCCGCTATTTATAATAGGGTGGCAGGAAGGGGGTGTCCGTATTGTGTGGGACAACTGGTATGCTCGGACAATTGTCTTGCCACTATTAACCCACAGTTGGCCGCGGAATGGCATCCAACAAGGAATGGTGTTGGATTAACACCAGAATTCTTTACTAGAAATTCAGGTAAGAGGGCATACTGGTTGTGTACCTCAGGTCACGAATGGTGTGCCACTATAGATAATAGGGCCTCAGGTACAGGCTGCCCCTACTGTGTTAGGAGTGCCGTTTCCAAAGTTTCGCAGCAATGGCTTGACTTGCTGGGAGTTTCTGAGGAAAATCGAGAGATTCTATTAAAGCTACCAGGTGAGGAAAGGAGTATTAGGGTGGACGCTTTCGACCCCACCACAAATACTGTGTATGAGTTTCTCGGGGATTTTTGGCACGGGAATCCTGATGTGTTTGATTCGAAGAGTAGGAACCCTATTAATAAGAGGACGTTTGGGTCCCTTTATAACCGAACAATGCGGCGTTTAGCTAAAATTAGTGGCGCAGGGTATAACCTGCTATTTATTTGGGAAAAGGATTTTAACTCTCAAAAGAGGTATAATTATGCGTGGTCTTGATGTTGGTACTGTTTTTATAGTTAGTTGTAAAAAAGATGGTGATACTCTTGTATATAAAAGTCAGCGCGACGGGTTTTTCACCATTGACTCCGAAACTCCCATAAATGCTAAGTTTATAGAACAGGCGCTTATAAAATCTGGAGCACAGTTCTTTAAGAAAGACGGGCGATTTTATGTCATAGGTACTGATGCTTTAGAAAAGGCATTAGAGAGGCGGTCTGTGTTACAGCGCCCTTTACATCAGGGTGTTATTAATTCTAGAGAGCCAGAGGCTCTTGAGATGATTAAGCATATCATTGGAGGTGTTCTTGGTGCACCCGAGAGCGAGAACGAAAAATGTGTTTACTCTGTGCCTGAAAAGCCAATAGACCAGAATTTTGATGTTGTGTACCATGAGAACATTTTGAATGCTATTTTGAAAGACTTAGGATTTTTGGGGTGCCACTTAAACGAAGCTACTGCTGTGGCATACGCTGAACTTATGGATGTAGGTCTCACAGGAATCTCTATTAGTTTTGGTGGCGGTATGTCCAACTTTGCTATAATGGCTTCCGGTAAAAGCGAGGCGCTTTTTTCTGTAGCCAAAGGAGGGGATTGGATTGATGAGAAGGTAGCCGTTAGTTTGGGACTTACTCCTACCTTAGTACAAATGGAGAAGGAGCAAGGGTTAAATTTACAAAATCCTTCAGGTAAAGTTCAGGAAGCACTCACCATCTATTATAAGCATTTTATTAGGGTTGTTATTAAAGAGGCAGCTAATAGGCTTCATTCGATTGTTGCTCTTCCGAAATTCACATCTGCAGTCCCTGTTGTAATTTCTGGCGGCACCTCTATGCCAGAGGGGTTTGTTGATGAGTTTAAGCTTAGCCTCGCAGAGAGTGGGTTCTCTATCCCAGTCTCAGATGTTCGTCGCGTGGCTTCTCCTTTGGAGACAGTAGCGAAAGGATGTTATTTAGCAGCCTCCCTATAACTGTACGGAGGCATTATGGGAACGTTATTTAGACTAATCATTTCAGCCATTTTCTTGCTTAGTTTCACCAGCTCTTGCGTGGTAGGTGTAGGACTGCGTTCTTCTTACCGCGCCGAAGTTTTTGACAGCCAGTCTTTTGTGCCCAGTGCGCTAAAGCGTACCGTACTTGTAAGACTGATATGCAGCGTTCCCAGTAAGTCTATAGTTTTTGAGAACGGTACCCTAACCATTAAAGACGTTGTTGTAAAGCGCCAGGCAGCGGGTTCAGGCGTTATTCTTAAGTCGTATGTAAACAGCTCATATATTCTTACTGCTGCTCATGTAGTAGCCCCCCTTAAGCGATATAAGTGTGATATGGCGGTGTTTAAGTACTCAGACAGATGTTTGAAGCACCCAATTCCTGCGGAGCTTGTTAAGGCCGACTACGAAGCAGACCTAGCAGTTGTTGGTGTCAAAACATCCTTGGGTGTGAATACAAAGGTTGCTTGGGTTAGTCACGTAGGCGAGCCTGTTACGGTGGTTGGGTTTCCTTCTTCATACAGTAACGTTAGGATTAAGAAGTACGGACTTGTTGAGTCTGCCTCTGTTACGACTGGTGTTGTGGCCTCAATCCTCTACAAGGATGGTACTCCCTACGACTTAAGGCTGACTGCTGTAGCGTATTTTGGAAACTCTGGTGGTCCTGTTTTTAATGCGTGTGGTGAGGTCCTTGGTGTGGTTGCGTATTTTTACGGTGTAAATACTGGAGATGGTGGTGCAATAGCTTACCACGCAGCGTTTTTTGCGGTGGCGCATAGTCGTATCGCTACCTTTTTTAACAAAATGGGGTTAAATCACCTACTTAACTAGTAGGGGTTTACATTTCAGTATTTTTTGTTTATTCCTAGTTAGGAATATGGCTTGGGATAGGTATACCAAGCTATTTTTCTAATGGTTGAGTGTAAGTATTCGAAGCCACTAATAGGGGCTATCATCAGGAGACGTACGATGTCAGAAGATTGTGAAGTGATTGGAACTGGGTTTTGCGGTCGCGTGAAGTTTTTTAACGACGGGAAGGGTTTTGGTTTTATTTTGGGCGAGGGATACGATGGAGACATCTTTGTCCACTACAAGTTTATTGAACCCGGTGTAGAAGGGTTTAAGACCTTGAAGGAAAATGAACGTGTCCAATACACTCTTGTTAAAACCGCTCGCGGCCACCAGGCACAGGATGTACGGAAGTTGAAAGATTAACAAATGAATCTGGGCGCGGCTAAGTTTAAGCTGGGTAGATTGGAGCAGGAGCTCGCCGCTGCTAAACGATGGGTTAGTAGTGGTGCTTCACATTCGGTGGAAGAGATAGCCTCTAATGTCGCTTTTTTGCAGAGCAGGTCTTCCCAGATAAGGAGCACCAAGCTTGCTATCGCCAAAGCCAAGCTAACATCGTTTTCTGACCTGGGTGATATGACCATCCTAGAGGCAGAGCTTTTGATTGACGAGATGCGGGGGTTAGCCAGTACAAACTTGGATTTGGGAATACACCTTTCTCAGATGATAAGGGGAGGTTCCTTGCCCGCTGGGGGCATCCAAATCTCTAAGTACTTCGAGGAGTACAGGCGCCTACTGGAAGTTTGTTCAGTTTTTCAAGAGAAGTTGGCGCTGCTTGATTTGACTATTGAAGTTAACCTGCCCTGATAGTGGGGCTTACTCTGGCCGAGTAAAAATATTTAAATCCTATAGGAGGATGCTATGGTACACAGTTTCTACGTTATTAAGAATGGCGCAGCGAAGTCCGTGGACAACTACACGGCTCCGAAGAAGACTAACAGTGCGCACGGTTCACCGGCAGCTGAGGTTGTTGGTACTACGCGCAAGGCTAATACTCTGAGGAGCGGCTCTGTTGCAGCGGGCGGCTAACTGAAAAGCTAAAGACCAGCCACTTCGGTAGCTGGTCTTTAGCACAGGAGTTTTTTTATGAAGGTATACTTAGGTAAGTTAGTAGGGGTACTGCTGGTAGCTGGTCTTGTGGCAGCTTGTGCTCTCGCAGGCTACACCACTGTTAAATACCCCTCAATTACGGCGGTGGAATCCTCAAGGATTTCTAACTTCAACAAGTTGAATGTGACTATCTCTAACCCGTACATTAGGCCGGTTTGGGTAAGGCTGGTTTGCTGCCCAGCGGGTGTGGCGTGTACTGCAGCGAAATCCGTGAGTACAAAGGTTTACATAAAGTCTCGGTCTGATAAGGTGGTTTCCATTGTTCCTGATGTTTCGCAAGGAGCAGTGACATGTTACATAGAGTCCTACTAGTTTTTTTCTTGGCGGCTACCTGTGCCTGTCCCCTTCCCTCCCCTATGTACTCAAGCTACGTTAATTCTACATCCAGTTATATCAATCAGATTTCGAGTGGTAATACTCCCGGCGCGCCCTCGCCCGCCGAGGTAGATAGGGCTCTTGGTGTGTTTGTAGAGGTTTGTGGTACTAAGTACGGTGTAGATAAATGTAAAGCAGCTATTTACGCAGTTAAATTGGAGTGGTCCGGTGTTGTAGCCCCAAGCCCTTCTACAGGTGTTCTAACTACAGTAGTGGTGTATGGTGGTGTTTTATATGCAGGCCTCAACGTGGGCAACTTTGTAATGGTAGCCTGGCGCGGTAAAATAAGTCGCTCCGCCTTGGTACACGAGCTATGCCACGTAGTAGGTGCTAACATCTTAGGGGACCCCAACCCCAACCACACTAATGTAGCGCTCGCGCAGCTGGAGCAGGATACAAATATCCGACTAGGTACACTTGGCTTATAGTATGTTAGGAGGTTTTGTATGATTATTGGATTTGGTTATAAGGCGGGTGCTGGTAAGGATACTTCAGGTGATTACTTGGTTTCCAAGTACGGATTTGTGAAAGATAGTTTTGCTGGGACTCTAAAAGCCTTATGTAAGAGTGTGCTTGGGCTTAGTGAGTTCGATGTAAACGACTCACGCGGAAAAGCGATACCGTTTGACAGGCCTCTTGTGGTTACCGAAGTTTTGTACTATAAGCTGTACTCTGCTGTTTTAAAGTCCCTGCTCTCTTGTGAGGTTGATGTGGATTTACCTTTTCCTGAGCAGTCTTCTAAGGTTTTGTATACACCGCGCGAGGTGTTGCAGTTTATCGGCACAGATATCATTCGGCAAATTTACCCACGGTTCCACGTAGATACGCTACTCTACAGGTGTGCACACAGGCCTGCGGGGACTGTCATATGTGATATTAGGTTTCCGGATGAGAAGAAGGCCATTGAATCTGCCGGAGGTATTACAGTTAAACTGTGTAGGGAATCCTATTTGAGTGGTAGCACTGCGAGCCATATATCCGAGAATGCACTTAATGGTGCAGTATGGCAGTATGTAATACAGAACGACAGTAGCTTGGGCTACTTGTACTCACAGCTGGATATCCTGGTGGGAGGGCTCCAAGATGGACGACAATGTTATAAGAAGGAGGACTGTTAGGCTTTCTGATATTCACCGTACGTTCGATGTTGATACCGCTGATAGGTTTAGGTCTTATAGAGGTAAGTACCCACAAGAAGGGTATGTTCCAGGTACGAGTAACCCCTTCAGGGAACTGGTAGACACCAAGACACCACCACCCTTTAGGGACTAGGAGATTTTTATGGTACGAGAAGCACCTAATAAGCAGACTCGTGGTGATAGAGCTTACAGGGAGATGATTGCCCGGGGGGAGCGGGAGGCTGCCTCAAAGAATCTTCCTTTTAACTTTTCGAAACCGCCAAAACCACTAGGTAGATGTGTTAGTGTCTGGTGTCCTACCTGTGGAACTACTGCTTCGGTTACTAAGACAACCATAATGGTTGGGTGCCCTAAATGTAACGTTTTGTACGATGTTACTTCTGAGAATAGTTCTTACTAGGTTTGGTGGTTTATGGCTTATCAGTGGCATATTTGGGTTATTAGAAAGAGCAAGTTTGTTGATGCTGTTCGTCTGTTGGATAGTATACCCGAGGTTAGGGACTACTTGTATCCTACTGCTATCGAGGAGTACAAGACTAAGGGGGGTAAGAATCGCACTAAAGTGGTACCACTGTACTCAGGGTACATCTACATCAATTACTGTAGTCACCCAGAAGTATTTCAGCTTCTCAAGGCCTCCCCATTTTTTACTACTTACACGGGTGTTTGCTCAGAGATAGAGGCCGCTCGAGTTCGTGAAGTAAAACGTCTGGAGGAATGGAAGGTTTCCTCCAATAAATCGTTTTCTGTTGATGATTTTGTTGTCATAAACGCCGGTCCCTTCAAGGGGTTTTCTGGTAGGGTAGTGCGTGTATCTTCTACTGAGCTTCATGTGATGCTGGAAATTTTTGGCAGAAGAGCCGATACTTCTGTGAACAAGACAGACGCGGATATCATAACCGCCGAGGCCTAACAGTGGTTCGACGCAAAAAGATTTTGGATGTTAAGAAGGCGGGGGATGTCTTAGGCGATGAGCGCATCCAAGAGATAGTTGATAAGGAGTGGAAGACTGCTGAGCTCCCTACTGAGGAAGAGCTTGCGGCGGAAACTTCAGATAACCCCAAGGCACGAAGCAACCCCAATAGTCGCGCTAACCTGATACAATATCGTAAAGATAAGCCTAAGGAAGTCAAGGAGAACATTGTTAGGCAGTTGCAGTTTAGGTCTACTAGGCAATCCCAAGATATACAAGAGCTCTTTGGGGACCTGGTAAAGGATGCTGACCTTATATTTTTGGAGTCTATGCGCGATATTCTGAAGGATGGTGATGAAGAGTCCTTGTTTTTCGGGCTGGTTAAACAGTTTCTTTTGGACTTTCCTAGAGACGAACTTTCCGCCGCAGATTTAGACGATATTACCAGCCTGGCTCTAAATAGAATCCTTGAGTTTAGGCTGCTGAAAGCAGCGAAGACTAGTGATAGGGCTATGTTGGACGCTGCTGGTACTATAGAGCGTTTACGCAAGAATTCGGAGAAGCTGAAAACAGGGTTAGCATCCAGGCGTATGGATAGGGTGGACACCAAAAATAAGCAGAGTTTTAGTATTGTTGATATAGCAGTTGCATTTGATGAAGGGAAGAGGGCTAAGCTGGAAGACCGTGCAAAAGAGATGGAGGATAAGAAGGCTGAGTTTAAAGAGGCGAAGGCACGTGCTGCGCGTGAGTTAAGTGATGAGCCAGAATAATGATAACCTTGAGGCATACTCAGACCTCATAAAATATTACCGCACGTACCCTTCTATGGCTGCTTACGACTTACTTGGGGTAGAGCTCCCGGTTGTTCAGCAAGTCATATTGGATGCGATGTGGTTCAATAAGTTCACCATAATAACTGCTGGCCGCGGCACGGGGAAGTGCATTTCGGGGGACTCGCTGGTCCCTACCTCTGAGGGGTTTTTTGAAATAGGGGAGCTTGGGTCGGAGCTAAATCCTCTTATAGACCTTAATACACAGGTGGTTGGTTATGAAGGTCTTAATACCACTGTAAAGTGGTACTACGACGGTATACAGCCTGTAAACAAGGTTAGGACTTCTTGGGGGTATAGCATCAGTGGCACGGACGCGCATAGTATCAAGGTACTAGATTCCTCGGGGCGGTTGGCCTGGAAAAAAGTCTCAGACATTGTAGTAGGTGATGTTGTAGCAATTAACAGAGCTCGTAGCCTATGGTCTTCCTCGGATAAGTGTTCGGAAGATGCTGCTGTTGTTATGGGGCTACTTGTGGGTGATGGGTGTTTCAGGGGTAATAAGAACAATATTTTGTCAGGCGACAAAGTTATACCAAGTTCGGTGCTTCGTAGTGGTAAGCGTGTTATGGCTGCCTTCCTGCGGGGGCTGTTTGAGGTAGACGGTGGTTGTGAGAAGGCTTGTGTGTCATACACGTCGAAAAGTAAGCGATTAGCTCATCAGGTACACACTGTTTTACTAAACTTTGGGATTGTTTCGTACTTAAAGTCTAAGAGAATCAAGTACAAGGGCAGTGTTAGGGAGTACTGGACTATTAAGGTCTCTTCTTCGAGTATTGATACATACCAGAAGGAGGTGGGTTTTCTTTCTTCTCGTAAGAGAGCCTCTCTTGAGTCCCTTTGTTCCATAAAAAGAAATCCAAATAAGGATGTCATATATAATAACGAAGCAGTGTTTGAGGAGATGTGGCTTAAGACTCTTGGTGTTTTAGACCACCAAGCCCGGAAAATATTTGATAAACACTTTCGGTACTACAACCCTTCCTATGAAACTCTACTTAAATGTATAAAACGCTACCCTTTTGACGACGGTCTGAAAGAGCATCTTGTAGATTTGCATACGCGCAACTACTTTTTCGATAGAGTTGTATCTAACGTTAGTGGTTTAGATAAGGTGTATGACTTTGTAGTGGCAGAGGACGACCATAGTTTTGTAGCTAACGGGTTTGTAAACCACAACACTTTCTTGCTTTCTACATTTGCAGTGTTAAAGTCTATGTTGTACCCAGGTACTCGAGTTGGTCTTATCGCACCTAGTTTTAGGCAGTCCAAGCTGGTATTCGAGGAGGTTAGGAAGTTATGGTACGCTGCTCCAATTTTTCGTGAGGCTACTGCAAAGCGTCCCACGTTTCAGTCCGACAGGTGTATTTTGGAATATAGGTCTGTGTCAGCAGTACCCGCATCTATGATTGAGGCAGTCCCACTAGGTACCGGCGAGAAAATAAGAGGCGCGCGCTTTCACGTTATTTTGGCGGACGAATTTGCTCAACTTCCTGAGGAGATATTTGACGCTGTAATTAAGCCTATGGCCGCGACTGCCAGTAACCCTATGGAAAGGGTTAAGCAGGTGGCACGCTTACATAGTCTTAGGGAATTGGGGGTGTCTGAGGAGGAGCTCGAAGGCCAGCTCAGTACCAATACGATTATAATGGCGTCGTCTGCCTACTACAAGTTTAACCATATGTATTCTCGTATTGTGGAGTATGAGAAGCTTATCGAAAAGGGTAAGCCGGGGTTTTCTGTGGTGCACGCCAATTATCTGGATATGCCTACCGGGTTTATGAATGACGACATTATAGAGGAAGCTAAGTCTACAATGCCTGCGTCGTTGTTTCGGATGGAGTATTTGGGGATGTGGGAGAGTGATTCGGATGGTGTATTTAAGGCCTCTCTTTTACAGTCTCGCATATTGCCTCCTGGAGATTCGGTAGTTTTTAGTGCCACAGCAAGTAATAGATACGTAATAGCTTGCGACCCCGCTCGTACTAATGACTTTTTCGCCGTAGTAGTGTTTGAGCTGCAGGGTGGTAGGTCAAAAGTTTGTTATGCTGAGCATACTCAAGGGGTGAAGTTTCCAGCAATGGCAGACCGTTTGATGGACGTTTGTGCTAAGTTTAACCCAGAATTTCTACTTATGGATTCCCAGGGTGGTGGTCTCGCTATTAAAGACCTGCTTGCTGATGGTACAAGATACGGAAATCGTATTATACTTGACATTAACGACGATGAATACTACGGTGTAGAGGGGAGGCATATCCTTGAGATGGTGAATCCCTCTCCTAACGTCAACTCTGAGTGTGTTTGGGCCACTTTGGGCCTCCTTGAGAACTCCAAGCTTTTTTTCGCGGGCTACCCAACTTCTGGTAAGGAAGATGATGAGTTCGTGTATGATAGCATTCGGGAGCTTATCCACCAGCTGTTAGCTATTGTAGTTACGTCTACCAAGTCTGGTCAGGCGCATTTTGACGTTCCCACTGGAGGTGGGCATAGTGTTCAGAAAAAGGACTTGTTTTCCGCATTTGTTTATGGCGGGCGAAAGCTGGCCGAACTCGAAAGGGGCTTAGACAACTCGCCAGTTTTGTGGACTAATGGGGTTGTTTATGACCGGAGAGTGGTCCCAGCAAATACCCCCAACTTCGGAACCATATCTAGGGCTATATCTAGTGCTGTTTTGAAGCAGGTTAAAAGGTAGGTTAGTATGGCCAACAAAAAGAGTTCCCCAGCTATTACGGACAAGGCAGCTCCCCCGAAAGTGCTAAGTATTTCGGAAGACGGGGGCTCTGTATCCTTGGAGTTGGAGGTATCTCCACTCGAGCTGGCTACACTGGGGTCCAAAGTAGAACACTTGGACCCAATAATCAAGCGCAAGATTAAGGAAGCGGGCACTGTTATTAGGCGCCAAGAGCTAATCCGTGGCGACCTGGACTTGGTTGATTCTAAAGCAGCTTCCGAGCAGCTTCCTGAGGAGCTTTATAAGAAGTCTATAAAGTACTATTATGATGAAGACTTATATGGGTCCGTTATAAGGCTGCTTACTAATTTCTCCGCTAGCGGGTTTCAAAATGATACTGATGATGATGTCATTAAGGATTTCTTTGATGCGTGGGGGTTCGATATAGGATTAGACGCTTTTGTGGACCAGCTATTTTTTGATTTTTATCGCACTGGGTTTGTGCGAACATATAAACAGTTGGGTTCATACGTGCCAGGTATATCCATTTATCCCCCTGCTACAAAGAGGGAGACCTCTGCTCGTAAGAAGCGTTGGTCTAAAAGTAGCATACCTTTGAAATATACTATTTTGAACCCACTTTCAGTAGAGATATCTGGCAGTATTATGTTTGGTTCTGCCTCCACCTACTTGAAAGCTTCTGCGCTCGCCGAGATTAAGGCACTCCTCGAGAAAGAGGGCAAAACGCCCCCCGAGCTCGAGATGATTAGAAGGCTGCCTTCCGAGATGAAGACTGCAGCGCAAGACGGCAAGCCTTATCTACTAGACCCTTTTATTTTGGGTGAACTGGATTACCGTCCTATGCCTTACGAAAGGTACCCGCGCCCACGTGGGATTAATGCCTTTGAATCTATAAACTACAAGAGAGCGCTTCGTCGCGCAGACTACAGTACCCTTGACGGCATTACTAATTACATCCTACTAATCACTGTCGGAAATGATGATTTTCCAGTAACCTCCCAAGAGGTGCTGGAGAATGTTGCTTCTTTGTTTGACACTTCCTCTAAAGCGTTTAACATAGTGTGGAACCATACTTTGAAAGTCCAGAAAATAGTCTCCCCTGAGATTGAGGCTATTCTTGGTAAGAGAAAGTATGAGCAGGTAAATGACGACTACACTGGTGCTTTGGGTATAGTTCGGTCTGTGATTGATGGCGCCTCAACTGCTTCGGCTGCGTCTGTTGGCCTGGCAGTAAAGAGCTTGGCTGCGGAAGTTTCCTACGCCCGCAGGCAGGTTCGTCGGTGGTTGTACAGGGAGTATGCCCAAGTAGCAGGGGCGGTTGGGTTTGATAGAATTCCTACTGTAAGGTTCAACGACATTGAACTTCATGACGAAATAGAGTTAATCAGGTTGATGATGGGGCTAATTGACCGTAGAATTATCTCTTACGAGACAGGTGTTAAAAAGCTGAATTACGATTGGAACACAGAGAAGTATCGTCTTACTGAAGAGAAGCCCCTGGTGCTTGATGGCGACTTTGGTATAATCGGAAGTCCTTATAATCCTAAGAGTGCTCCCCCTATGGCTAATGAGCCTAATGTGCAGGACAACCAGAGAACTCCTAAGGGGACCCCCTCGGAGGGAAGGCCCGTAGGTACTGGTAAGCCTAAGGCGGGCAAGAATACAGTAGCGTCGGTGTTCGAGGAGGTTTCCTCGATGTCCGCCGCAGATAAGGAAACCTTACTGAGACTCCTTCAGGGGGAGCTCTAGGACTGGGTGAGAAATGTCTGGAGATTCCTCGGGGGTTGACGTTTCCAACCACGTGATGGAAGTGAACTCGGTACTAGTAAAGAATCTTGTCGAGCGTTTTTCTGAGGCGCTCTCCAGGATTAACTCTACCCTGGAGGCTAGTAGTACCATAGACGAGAGAATGTTGGAGCAGCTGAAAGTCCAGGTCGATGTAATTCGGCAGGTAAAAGAGGACACCACCGTTTTTCTATTAACAGGGCAGGGCGCAAATTCAATTCTTCAGCAGATTCACGAGGGGCTGTGCCCCTTTTTCGAGGATAAGCCTTATCATATTGAAGACAGGGTAAAGCTGATTTCACTTGTTAGACGCTTCTCTTCGACGGTGGCAAATTGGTCTGATGCAGAGAAAGCGGTACTGCTGGATAGTTTGGAGAAGGCACCCAGCTTACTGATAAAAATGCAGACGAAGCTCTCTCGGTTGTACTTTATTGTGGCAGCCGCGGGCATAACTGCTATCCTGACTAGCGTCGGAGCACCAGAATGGATAAAGAAACTCTTTCAACTCATCCTTGGTACGGGTTAATGTTGTCCGTTGTGCAGAGGGCTTTTCCTGTAGTTATCGATAAGGCAAATTTTGCGCCTATTGACTCTCAGCTCTATAGGCTTGCAGAAGTAGAATCCCGTGCTTATTCTATACTGGAGCGGCTTTTGTGTGCGTTTAATTCAGAGGACGCTCTACCAGATGCTACCGGAGTAGAAGATGGAAAATAAAATCACACTCGTAGCGGAGCTTCATGAGTCAGCCTCTGAGGGAGTAGGGTTTGGGTTGCCCCCAGAGCAAGAGCGGATGTCTGACTTACAGTATATATCTGCCATACTGGTATCGACGGGTATGAATCTGAATGGTGCTGTTTTTATGCCATCAGAGCTCATTAGGTCGCGCGATACGATGCTCGGTAAGCCCCTGGATGTAGAGCACATTCAGCACGCATTGGTAGGGCATCTGTACGACAGGGCTTTTATGGCCAAGGACCGCTCCGTATTTGAGCCTATGGCCCTGCTGGCCGAGGTTGGTCCTACTGATATAGATAGGGCTACTTTTGACATAGCAGTCTTGATGAAGCTATACAAGATGCGATTCCCAGAGATTGCGGACAGTGTTTCCTCAGGTGTTTTTAAGGTCTCGATGGAATGCTACTACGAGTATTTCGATGTAATGGTTGGGGACCTAATTATCTCTACCGCAGAAGCGGCTAAGTATGGACTGACACCAGAGAAAGTCCAAGAGTACTCTGGTACGCTTGCTGAGGTTGTTATGCCTGATGGTCGCAGGGTCGGCGCTATCATAGGGAGAGTGCTTAGAAACCTAATGTTTTCAGGGTGTGGTTTGGTAGAAGCCCCTGCAAACGTGGATTCTGTAATACTGGAGGCGGCTGCCACAACAAAGGAGTTTGCTGCTAACGGTCTATCTTTGGATTTGACCGGGTGCGAGGTTATCCAAAAAATGAGTGAAAATAGCATTGGAAGAAAAACTTTGTTTACAAAACCGGCTGTTAGTATTAATGTAATTACAGACACACCTACGAATCCTCCGGCCGAATCGGCGCGAAGTTCCAGCCCAGGCACCTGTGTTAGTTATAAGCAGAGCGTCTCCCAAGGCCTTGATGGTGGAGCACCGGTGGTTTCAGACGATTTAGGGCCTTCCGTCAACGATACTGTCGCGAAGGAGGCGTGGTGCAGCCTTTTTGATGATGCGTGTACGTCTTTTGCGGATGCTACGGACGCAAGGTGTCTTCGTAATGTACTAGGGCGCACTGTCAAGGAAGTGCTTTTTGATATGGATGAGTTGAAGTCCTTTCTTAGTTACGAGATGGAGCTCGACGCTAATGGGAACTTTGTATTCCTGGTAGCGCCAAATCAAAAAAGATGGGCATCGTATTCTGACCCAGAAGTACAACAGCAATTACTAAACCTTTTGAGGAAGTAGTGCCGACTTTAGTTTTTCTCGGCGGGCAGGCCCAGGACTAAGTAAATACGGTTAATCACCTGGTTGGGCTCTAACGTAATACTATGGAGGTTTGAATAATGGATACTGAAAAAATTCGAGAGATTCTCGCCTCGGTGCTGAATGACACCCTGAGTGAGAAGGAGCGGCAGATTGCCGCTTCCAGGGCACAGGCCGAGATGGAGGCCAAGCTCACGCAGCTGGAAGAGACCCAGCGTAGCCTTGTCGAGAAGGACGCCGAGCTGGCTGCTCTTTCGGAGACGCTTACCACAGTAAAGTCGGAGCTGGAGCATGCTTCTACTGCTAAGCAGGTTTGTGAGGATGAGTCCGCTGCTTTGCGTGCTGCTTTGGCGGAGAAGGACGCTGCGATGCTATCGTTGGTGGCAGAGAAGGATGGCTTGGTAGAGAAGGTTTCTGTAGTGACGGCCGAGCTGGCTGAGTCTCAGACGATGGCGCAGGCCCTGAAAGAGGCTATGGACGCTATTAATGCTGAGAAGCTGCTTGCCTCTCGTCTTGATGCCCTCAAGACTGCCAGTGTTCTTAGGGCGGGCGCGGCCTTGGACGCACAGAAGTCTCTTGTAGTTTCTCTTTCGGAAGAGGATTTTGTTGCTTATGTAGCTGACCTGGTAGCCCTTCGTGGGGAGATTGTTGCGAGCTTGAGTACTACAACTACTACGGCTCCTGTGGTGACAGAGCTGGACTTGACTACCAAGCCGGCAGATTCTAAGGCGATTGGCGAGGCTATTGCTAAGCTGGTCATGAAACGAGCTAAGTAAACATACTTACCTATATTTAGGAGGATGATATGACTTTCATCGCGCGCGAACCCGTCCTTGAAATGCAGTTTTTTGTGCACGACCCTGACTCAGCTACCACGCTGCCTATCTACGCAGGTACTCTTATGAGGCTTGTTGCCGATAAGACGGTTGACGTAATTACCTCTGCTTCGACTCAGCCCCCTCTTGGGTTTTTGATGCAGAAGATTAAAGATGAGTATACTGACCTTCCGTCCTTTGCTCGTTTCCGTAGTGATATGGGTTCGTCTGACGCTTTCAAGGGTGATGCTGTTGCTATCGCCTCCTTGGGTGTTTGGGAGACCGACCAGTATGTAGACGAGGCCTCCAACGGCATCGCTTATGGCACCTTGCTGTATTGTGACAATAACGGTAAGCTCTCCGATACGAATGCTGACTCTGTCTCCACGACGGACAACGCTTATGGGCCGGCGGCAATGGCTCTGAATACACTCACAGCATCGCAGACCGCCGCTGGTACGCGCCTGCTTATCAAGTGCCTGCTGTAATCAAGGAGGAACCCATGGAATTCACTATGAAAGATGTAGAAAATCTTTTCCGCGAGGCCGCGTCGGCTCCCATGGACGCCTCTGGTGATAAGAAGCGCTCAGAGTTCGCCGCAGCCCTAACCGTTCCGATTCTGCAGGAAGTGCAGCTGCGCTCGCTCGTTCGTGAGCTGTTCGCAGTAGAGAATCTTGGTCCCGGCGCACAGGCTGTTTACCCTGTTGCTGACGATTTCGACGTGCCCGTGTGGGTGCTTCCTGGTCTTGGCTATGTAGCGCAGAACTTCATCGAGGGCGTCGGCGAGGATGTGTATGTACCTACATTCTCTATCTCGACTTCCGCGGATTGGAAGCTTACGTATGCTGAGGAAGGTCGTACGGACATTATGCGTCGGGCGATTAACAAGATGGCCCAGGCGATTGCTGAGTACGAAGAGGAGTGCGGTTGGAAGGTTATTATCCCCGCAGGTACCACGAACTTCGGTGGCGCAGGTCTTTTGGGCGCTCGTTCAGCTCCGATTTTTGAGGTCTCCAGCGGTTCCGCTGGCGCAGGTTATCTGTCGAAAGAGCTTCTCAACAAGATGATTGTTGGTATGAAGCGTGTTGACCGTACCCTGACGGACCTGTATGTTTCTCCGGAAGACGCAGCTGACATCCGAGAGTGGACGGACACTGACGTGGACCCAGTTACCCGTAGAGAGATTTTCCAGGCCGCGGGCATGGGGAATATCTGGAAGGTAGCTATTCATGAGGTTAATCACCTCGGCGCTGTTGGCAAGTTCAACATCAACGCCAATGGCTCTTCGTATGGTGTGTTCACGGCGGATGCGTCGTCTAACTATAAGAACTACCATCTGGACAATCCGAATGATGTGGATGCGAATCGCGAAGTCACCACGGCCGGCGAGACCCAGATTTGGGGGTTTGACCTTAGTGTCAACGATTCGCTGGTAATGCCTATCAAGCGCCAGTTTGAGGCGTATGATGACCCGACACTGCTTCGTCGTCAGAAGCAGGGCGTGTTTGGCTGGGAAACAATAGGGATGGCTTGTTTGGATTCACGGATGGAGACGATGGGAGTCATCGACCGAAGCCTGTAGTTTTAGCTTCTAAGATTATCGGAAATGGGGTTTAATCCTCATTTCCATAAGAGTGCTCTGATTCAAGGAAAGTTTGGTATACACCACACCTCCCCTGTTTTATTATGAGTAGGTAGGAGGTGTTTTGTGGTAGAGTATAAATCAAAGTCTTGTGTGATATGCGGTGGGATTTTTACGCCGAGGTCTCCAAAGCATAAGACCTGCTCAGAGACTTGTTCCGTTGAATTGCGTAGGGAAACGGAGCGCGAACGGGATAAGCTTTCTCGTAGGATTTTCAATCGCTCGTGTCCTTTTTGTGCCGCTAAGTTTGAGACCACCGATTCAAAAAAGAAGTACTGTGGTTCAGAGGAGTGCGAGCGGAAGAGATGCATCGTCAAAGCACATACTGCGGAGCGAAAGCGTAAGGGGAATCGCAGTTCCTACACTAAAATGCGGTACAGGGAAGTCTTACATCCCGATAGGGAGGTAAGAGACCGCGCTGGCCCCAACCATCTCCTTGACCAGGTTGCTGATTTTTTTGAGGTCGAGGGGTATACCCTAGTATCTACTTCATACATAGGTACTCGTGGCTCCTTAAAAGTTGTTTGTCCTGAGGGGCATCTTTGGGAAACCAGTTTTCATAGCTTTAAAGATTCTCCAAACAGATGTTTCACTTGTTTTCGAGAGAAGGAAGGCACCCCAGTTAAGGAAGTGGCCGACACACCTCATCCCGAAAAAGAGATAGCTGATTTCGTTGAAGGCCTGGTTGGGGTTGGTACCATTAGGAATGACCGCACACTCATAAAGCCGTACGAACTCGATGTTTATGTTCCGGCAAAAAGGCTTGCGATAGAATACTGTGGGCTGTACTGGCACAGTGAGGTTGGGGGTGGTAAACCCCGTAAATACCACTACGATAAGATGGCAGCTTGTGAAAAAGAGGGTGTTAGGCTTATTACTGTTTTTGAGGACGAGTATTCTACAAAACCTGACGTAGTAAAGAGTAGGATTAGGAATGCTTTGGGGATTCCAGAACATAGGGCTTACGCCAGGAAGTGTGTTTTTGGGGCGGTGGACCACTCCTTCGCTAAAAAGTTTTTGGAGAACAACCATCTCCAAGGTGCATCAGGGTTCAAATACGCTTTCGGTCTATTTTACCAAGATGAGCTTATAATGCTTATGACCTTTGGGCCCCTTTCCAGAACACACGCTTTAGTAGATGGGAAGCCCACTCTAGAATTGAAGCGCTTCGCCTCATTACCTGGCTGGTCAGTTCCCGGTGGCGCCTCCAGACTTTTGAAGAACGCCACTAGAATCATAGGGGTACATGAGGATTACAAATATCTCAAATCCTACTGTGATATGAGGTACGCGAGTATAGAAAAGCCTGTATATGAAACTTTAGGGTTTAAACTGGTTTCGAGAACCACTCATACACCTCACTACGTGAGGGGAGGAAAGCGCTTCCGAAATCAGGGGCTTAGAAAGACCCCAGAGGAAAGGTTAACGGGGAAGACAGAGTGGGAGTTGCGTAGTGAGCAGGGGTACGACCGTATTTGGGATTGTGGTCACGCCTCATATGTTTTGGCTTTATAAGGAGAGGTTATGGAAGGTATTATCAAGAACAATGGTGCCCCCGTGTTCATCTTTAAGCGTAAGTTTTCTACAGGGCACACTGTGACAGTAGCAGAGCTCTGGGGTATGTACAAGAAGAAGGCTTCAGCACAGCTGGGCGGCCGGAACGTGGTCCCCGAGGCGGAGTTTGTGGCTTGGCTTCACGATAGCCACTATATGCTTCCTCAATTTTCGTATGTGCCCGGGGAACAGCCCTCTCTAGTAGTTGAGGAGCGCGCCGCCGCGGCCCACGAAGAGCTGGATATTCCAGGGGAGTGTGATGCAGTAACGGTTGATAAGCCCTCGCTGTCGCACGCCCCTTATAAGGTCATTCAGTCTCTTACATACAAGGACATAGCCGCCCTACGTCTCGTGGATGACCCTCCCAGGATTATTTCGTCTATTACGAGTATATCGAAGCTGCGGCGGGCTTACTCCGTTGTTAGGAGCCTGCCTAAGAAAAGGCGCCTTGAGAAGATTCTAAGAGAGCGTATTCAGGAACTCGAGAGGATGTAGTATGTTTCTGTATTTTTGTGCATTCCTACTGGCGGTGGTATCTACTGAGGCGCTTACGGAGATTGTAGTCAAGTCAACCTTGTTTAGGCCCATCAGGGAGAAGATAGAGGTCAGGGCCCCAAGGCTGTCAAAGCTTATTACGTGCCCTTACTGCTTCTCTGTGTGGGCTTCAATTGTATTTACCACTTGCGTGTTTTTTGTAGTTGGGGGTGGTGTTTCCCTAATTTTGCTCCCACTAACCATCTTGGTAGTACATAGATGCTCTAATTACCTACATATGTTAGTAGATAGGTATTTTGATAAGTTTTACTCTGGAGGTAAGTCTTAATGTTTTCTGATTCTCGTCTTTCAGTGGATACTAGTGTTGAGCCTATTGAACTAGAAGGGGAGGCCCGTGAGAAGGCCACCAAACTAAGGGAGTACACGGAGCAGCTTGGCCAGCTTAGAGCGGAGCTTGGCAGGCTTACGCAGGTTATAAATAACGCGTTAGGTACTACGAACAAGTGTGAACATACCGTTAGAGAGCTGAAATCTAACCTCTGTACGCTACTTGATATACCGAATGATGGCACCTGGGCGGTTGACTACGACAAGATGTGTATGGTTAAGGTAGCTTTTGGGAGCCCATCAGTGGTCTAACTATAGGAAGGGCCTATGACCGTCAAGATTGAAATCTTTGTAGACGATATCTATGGCCTAATGCAGGCCGGCTACGACGAAATAAAGGTTTATAGGTCCACAAGAGAGGCTTCCGATTATTCCGAGATTACAGCGTTGGGGACGCGCCTGCCTTTGATATCTGGGGTAGGAAGGTACTCTTACGCGGATGTTTTTGGTAATGCAGATTCTTGGTATAAGTGGTCTTACTTAGATATAGGACTGTCAGCCGAGAGCGCTCTTTCTGATGCGATTCGAGGAACGATATCAGGCTCGCACTACAGGGGGGCCTCCTACCCCCCAGAGCTAACGTTGGCAGCTTCAGAGCAGAGTACCCTTCTGCGAGTTCGGCAGCTTGTGGGGGACCTGAAGGCCGTTAACAGGGACTATATAAGTTCAGCGACTAGTTATGATAACGTCTCCCAAGACGGGTACACTGTTGAGTTGGATAACCCTAAGGGCTGGCCCCTGTCAGTCTCGGTTGATGGTACTCCCTTTACCACAATTAACGACCCCGTTGTGCGTGGGTATCAGTTTCTGACCTTTTCTGGTACGCAGATTAATACTACGTCCGGTACTTTGGATGTTTGGTATGAGAGCTTCCGCTTTTCGGACCAGGAAATACTTGAGACCTACCTAAGTGTGGACCCACCCCGGGGGCTTTCAGCTGCTCAAACCTCCTTAGAGATGTATGAACTTCAAGCCTCCATAAGGCTGCTTGAGTCTGAACTGCGGGGTTTTATGGCGTCGTCCAGTTCGAAGGTAAGCATCTACGAGGAGATAAGTATTGACCCCTCTGCTGGTCTTCAGGCTCGCCAGAAGGACTTGGATGCTCTCAACAGAAGGTTGTCCGAGCTTGTGGTGTCCGCCATCGGGGACAACTTGACAATTTTCGGGGTACGTCTTGATTAAGGTACCTAAGGGGGCGTAGGGATGGGGAAAATAGTCACTAACGCTATTAGGAAGACCTACAAGAACCTGATAAAAAGTGTAGTTAAGGACCTCGGGGAAACCATTTTAGTTTATGGTGCCCCCGAAAAAACGATGTGCCCCAACTGTTTTCAGGACCTTGTGACTGGTAAATCAAAGAACGTGTTTAGGGATACGTTTATTACTCCTGTGGTTATTTATGGGGTAACGATAAACCCTCAAGCCTTTACTCGCGGAAGGTGCCCTGTATGTAAGGGGGAGGGGTATCTAACCTACGTTGTGCCTACTATAGTGAAGGCACTTGTGAAATGGAATCCTAAGGATGGGGAGCTGTCTCGGACTCCTGTGGGGATTGAGGGCTCAAATATAGTACGAATTAAAGCTCGAAGGTCTTATTACGAAGCTATTCGGGATTCGGTATACGCGACTATAGATGGTGTAAGGTGTGTTCTGTCCAGTCCTCCTGTATATAGGGGGCTGGGTGCGCAGGATGAGCTTGTTGTTGCTTTTTTCCAATCTGTTAGCCCTGGGTTTAGTGTAAAGGAAAGTTAGTGTGCCGACCCTTAAAGCGGAATATCTCAGACTACAAAGGAAGCTACAGAGAGAGCTCTCTGTTGCTTTTATGTTAGTGTTGCAGGAGATTATTCCGAGGGTTTTGAACAACATTATGAGGGCTTACGACTCTGAGACTGGGGGCCTCGCTCCCGCGGGTGATAGGGCCTCTCCAGACTACGCTCGTAGCGTCTTTTTGGCGTCGGTTAAAAAGTCTCTTGATGAGACCTTGAAGCGGGGGTCAAATACCTTTTCTTTTAGTACAGGCGATATTAGTGAGCTCTACCACAACACCTCTGGAGCAGATAGCCTGCAGGGTTATCTGAAAAGCGTAGGGAAAAATCCCCAACCATTACAATGGCTGGTATTCTATCTAGAAGGGTTTGGAGGGGAGTTCGCATTCATTACTAACGAGGTATATGATAAACTTGCCAAAGCCGGTCTCGTAGCACCAAAGCCGGGGCCAGAATTTAAGAAGTGGGGCTGGTACCAGCAGGGTTTTATGATTGAACGTGCGGTGTACTACGCACAAGGGCTTAATCAGGCGGTACCCTTTGCTTCGGTAAGGCACCCCCAATCTGGAATGCGCCCTGCCAAGATTTTTGAGCGGGCGATGGATGGTATAGATATGTCGGAGATGTTTGGAAGGGCAGTTAAGGCGGTTTTAGGAGGTTAGTATGCCAATAAGTCGTTCCAGGCTCGAGGATATTTCTGTACAAAACTACATTAAGTTCCAAGTTTTAGGCCTGGAGTTCGTAGAATCATATACCAATCAGGAGTTGTTGTACGATAGTAATACTGGGTTGTATAGGCCTTCAGTGGAAGACTTATACCCAAACCCGGTTTCGGCTGGAAGGGGGTGGGTTCCTTTCGATGAATCTTCGTCCCTTATAGATATGTCTTCCGAGCAGGTTACGCGCGTTTCTGTGTCTGGCGCCTCTACTTACCAGGTCAACTATGTTTATGGTGGTATTAAGGACCCTGACACAGTGCCTTCTACGGTTTCCTACACCTACAACTACGTTTCAGTTGTCGATGGGTGGCCAGGTGATAATATGCCTGATTTGCCTGCTGTTGCTGTAGACATACTTGGCCAGCGCCGCACAGGTTTGCAGTTAGGTCCTGGATTTATCTCGTCTCGGGCGACTGATATTCATATTTTTGCTACTACTGCTGCCGAGAGAGACGACCTTAAAGAGTTGCTATTTGATGCCTTATACAATAAATCTATCTCGGTGACAGACTACAGTAGTGGGGACTATCTAACTGCTGACGGGTATTACGACCCCACATTTGCTCCGGTAGATGTTTCTGAGGGTTCACGTATTTTTTTTGAGGGGCTATCTGAGAAAAACATCACTGCATTCTCAGATTGGTCCGAATTGAATAGATATAGAGCAGTAATTTCCCTGGATATAGTAGTTTATAAGGGATAGGAACGGTTAAGGAACCAAAGATATTTAGCCCAGCCAACCCAAACTAGATACAAGATGTTAGGAGGATACGATGACTAGACGAAATCGCGTAATCTACGCAAGTCAGTCTGTAATTGTCGACGGTAAGTTCCTTTACCGTGTTCAGACCCTTGGTTCAACCTCAACCTTCACCTCAGAGGATGTGTTTGAGCTTGGCCAGTTGGAGATTATCGACGTTGTAGACGATGTGCCTACGGTTGCCGTGACTATCGATACGAACGACTGGGGCTCAATCTTCACGATGGCAGCTCTCGCGGGCGTTGATAGTCGTTATTTTAATGTGACTGCTACCGCCGCCAACGCTAACCTTACAGTAGACAGTGGTACTGGCTCTAACGTAGCTTACTACCACGGTATTGCGCTGTCTGACTTCGGCCTGGATTCAGCGCAGGTTCAGGTCTGGGCACCTATTCAGACAGAGGCTGCTTTGGGTACTGACAACGACCTGATTGACCAGACCCTGTTTATGCATAACTGTTATGCCAACAACCTCGAGTTTTCTTACGGCGCTGGGTCGAACGGTACCGAGAACTACAGCCTTGAGACAGATAACAAGGTGTGGCTGTTGAACGCTGGCAGGTTTGTTACGCAGGAAGAGTGGGATATCACGTCGACCGCTAGCGGTACCATAGAGCTTTGCCTAGACGACGCCACCGGCGTTATTCCGACTTTGTCGAACCAGCGTAGCGCGTTCTTACTTAAGACTTCAGAGGGCGCCCCCGCCATCGCACTGTGGGATGCTTCTGATACTACGCCTGTGTGGACTAAGTACGAGGTTCTGACGGATAGCGCTGCCACAGCTACACAGGCCAACTACGTTTCTGCTACGCACGTTATTACGCTGCCTACTGGATTTACTTCTGCCAATGGCGATAAGGCCAGGGTACTTTACGCTGCTGATGAGTACGCAGTGTCTGGTAATTCTGGTACGGTTAGCGCAGACCGTATTGCTTCCAACTACTTTACTACTTCGATTGCGGATACCATCGTAGCTGGCGGCGCTCCGGAGACTTTGGGTGCTGTTCGTCAGGGCCAGGTTGAGATTTTCTTGGTGGACCCGACGATTGCCCCTGCTGACTACGCTCTGTCCCTGCGTATTACTTCGGCGACGGTTACTGCGGCCTTGACTCGAGAGACGCTGACTGAGCTTGGCCACCTGAAGCCTTACTATCGTACAGTGACCTTCCCGACGGAAATCACGTCCTCACTGGAAACCACCGCTGGTGACCTTGAGACCTACGCTCGTATTGCTGGTAAGTTTGCTGAGTTTGACGCAGAGACACTGCTCGACCTTAGTATCGACGATATCCTGGTTAAGGATAACCTCATTCTGGTAATTATGCTTTATGAGCAGACAGATGAGGAGGCCGGCGGGACTTACTCCAGTCGTCTTATCAAGACTGGCTCCGCTTTGATTGGTAAAGAGTATTACGTGGAAGGTCAGCGTTCTGTCTACGCTGCTCTGGACCGCGAGTACCCCTGTAAAACCCTGATTTGCCCCGGCCTGAAGCTTACAGACGAGGCGTATAACTTGGCTGTAGGTTCTAATGCCACCCAAACATTTGGGTTTAGGTCTACCAACAAGCTTTTCGCTATTCAAGGGTTTGTTCCTATCAACCATCTGTATGCTTCTCCTGGATTTGAGAAGAATGCGTAGTTAACATTCTACTCCTGTTATCTTATTACAAAAGGGGAGGGGCGTATGCCCCTCCCCTTTTTGTTTATGGGTTCCAGTAGGAGTGTAGTATATGCGTCCTTGGCCTGAGAAAGAGACAGGGGAGTTATTGGACTTGATTAGTCAGGGGAAATCTCCGGATGAGGTAGCTCTATCCTTAGGCAAGTCAAAGTCTCAGATATTCAATAAGCTGTACCGAATGGGGATGTCTTTTGGTAAGAAGTGGTCTTCGGAGGAATTAGAGGTTCTAAAGAAGTGGTGCCCTCAAAATGCTAGATTCGCTTCCAAGCTTCTGGGGAGGCCTCTTAGGGCGGTGAGGGCCAAGGCTTCTGGGATGGGGTTAGCTTCGCATACAAAGATTCCGTGGTCTGAGGAGGAGAAGGCCCTTTTGGCTCGATTATACCCTGACTCGTCTACTGAAGAGCTTGTAGAAAAGTTAGGTAGAGGTGGGGGTGCCATAACGGCTATGGCCAGAAAATTAGGACTTAGGAAGGTTCCTGCGTGGTCTGAAGAGCAGGACTCAAGGCTTAGGCAGTTGTACGGTGAAAAAGCACCCCTCAAGGAAATAGCAGCTATAGTGGGTAAGTCTGTTACTGAGGTTAGAGGCAGGGTCGCGTGGTTGGGTATTCGGCGTAAGGCTGTGAGCAAGAGGGTTTTGTCAGTTATCGATGAAGGCACTGTTGTTTCAACTTGTTCTAAGCATGGTAAGCTTACACATAAGAGGTTGAAGTCTGGTAAGCTCGTTTGTACTGAGTGCCAGGCTACGTATTATGAGAGACAATATAAGCGGAAAACAGACTTACCTTATAAGATACCTATTGAGGAAGTTAAGGAGTATTTTCTTTCTGCCGGGTACGAGGTGGCACTTGAGGACTATAAAAACACGAATGACCGAATACTTGGGGTGTGTCCTGGGGGACATTCCTGTTTGGTAGGGTACACCTGGCTTCAACAAGGGCACGGGTGTCCTACTTGTGCACAAGATTTACGTGTAAAATTTCAGCGTTCTCAGGTTTTGGAGACTTACGATAAATTAATGAGGGAGGTTGAGTCTTCTAAATACGAGCTGCTTACTCGGGTTGATGATTTCATAAATGCGCACACGAAAGTGGAGGTTAAGTGCCCTTTGGGCCATGTTACTTCTATAAAAGCCTATTCGTTTATTCAAGGACATCGGTGTGGTTTTTGCTATAATGGGGGTGTTTCTAAAGGGGAGAAGGAAGTTCTTGAATACATCAGGAGTATCTATTCTGGAGAGGTAGAGGAAAACACTAAAACAGTTGTTTCGCCATATGAGGTGGATATTTTTATCCCCGCCCAAAAAATGGCTATTGAGTACAACGGTTTGTACTGGCACTCGGATGAGCTTGTTGGTAAGAAGGACTACGAAAAATACTTGGCTTGTCAAAGAGCTGGTATTCGGTACGTAGGTATATTTGAGGATGAGTGGCTTAAAAGTCCGGATAGAGTAAAAGCACTTATTAAGAACCTTTTAGGTCAGCGTACACCTTCACATAAGCTTCGTCCAAAGCAACTTAAGGTTCGGGAGATTACGTCGGGGGTGGCTTTTGAGTTTCTTTCCTCATATCATTATCTTGGGGGTAGAAAGGCCAGCTTTAATAGGGGACTATACTACGGGGATTTTTTGGCCGGGGTACTTCAGTTTAACCCTCCTACTCGGCAATCTAAATACGACATAGAGTTAGTTAGGATGTGCCTTCATCCAGACTACACCATCCCCGGTTTATGGGGGTTTTGTCGCAAGCACATTTTTGATGAGGAATTTAAGGGTCAGTCCATAGTGTCTTTTTCTGACAATAGACTACATACAGGCTCCGTGTATGAGCATATGGGGTTTGTCAAGTCCGGTGTGGTTTCTCCAGATTACTACTGGTGTAAGTCCGGAGTTAGGTACCATAAATCTCGTCTTAGAAAAACAGTAGAGGAGAGATTAACTGGGAGAACCGAGACAGAACTTCGTACGGAGCAGGGGTATTTCAAGATATATGACGTGGGGAAAACTCGGTGGGTACTTGACCTTAGGTAATTAATACAGATATTCAATACCAAAGATTTGTACTATTACTTAGTAGTAGGTTTGTGTGCCCCTCACTATAATCCTCTACCAGGAGAAGTAATATGACTGTCAATATAACTACGACTCGCGACCCTAATACCAAATCAAATGTTGTCGTTGAGGAGCCTATTACTGTTGATGGGACCGTCGACGTTGGTAATACTGTCACTGTTGCGGGGACCGTCGACGTTGGTAATACCGTTACAGTAGACGGTACTATCGACCTTGGTCTGGCGACAGTTTCGGGTACAGTTAACGTTGGTAATACTGTCACTGTTGCGGGGGCGGTTGATGCTACTGAGTTGACTACTCAGAAGGTGTATGGTACACCTACTCCGGTGGCGTTTTTGACTATAGCAGGTACTACTGAATCCAGTTTTACGATGGACCCCTCCTCAGTTTATTTGCTACAAAGCCCTGATACCGAGGTACAATTCAAGCTATACCCATTTGGGGACACTCCTGGAGCGCTTTATTGTAGGGTACACGCTAACACAGACTTCCCATTTACTTCAGCCGCAGGTACCCCCGCGATTACCGTATCAGGTACTACAGGCGCTACAGGTACTGCTATACTGGTGAAGCTGACCTAAATAGAGTGGGGGGGGGTAGGTTTAATGGCCCGCGCTAAAAAATCGCTTTCTATTACGCACCCTGAGTTGGTTTTAGAGTGGGATTATGATAAAAACCAGGTTATAGGTTTGGCACCTGAGCAGGTTTCACACGGGTCTACTAAGAAAGTTTGGTGGCTGTGTGAAGAAGGCCATTCGTGGCAGGCCTACGTTTCTAATAGAACCAGGGGCATTGGCTGCCCTTTTTGCTCTGGCAGGAGGGTCCTACCCTCTACGAGTTTAGCTGTAGTTAACCCGGGGTTGGCGTGTGAGTGGGATTTTCAGAAAAATAAAGAGACTCCAGACCAGCTTTCATATGGTTCGACTAAGAATGTTTGGTGGCTTTGTGCACGAAGGCATAGCTGGAAAGCATCTTTAAACAATAGGTCTCAGGGTAAAGGCTGCCCGTACTGTTCTGGCCAGAAAGTGTGTTTAGACAATTGTCTCGCCACAATCAGTCCAGTACTTGCCAAGGAGTGGCACCCAACCAAGAATTTGCCCGGACTAACGCCAGAGACAATTACTGCGAGGTCGAATAGAAAAGTTTGGTGGCTTTGTGAGAAGGGGCACGAGTGGCGTTCCACAGTGAAGCACAGGGCAATAGGCTGTGGCTGCCCATATTGCGTTGGTGGTCGCATTTCTAAAGTGTCCCAGTTATGGCTCGACTCGTTGTGTGTTGAGCGACGGGAGGTTCGATTAGAGATAAGGAGTCAACACAGTAAAACCAATGTTTTTACGGTTGACGGGTTCGACCCTACCACAAACACCGTCTATGAATTTCTCGGGAACTATTGGCACGGCAACCCCGAAGTGTTTGACCCAGAGGGGGTCAACCCCCGCACATCCGAAAAGTACGGGGTTTTGTATCGGAGGACGCTGCGCCGTTTGGAACTGCTCAAGAAAGCAGGTTATACCGTTGTTTTTATTTGGGAGAATGATTTCAAGAAGTTAAATTAATAGGTTTTCGGAGGGAGCATTATGGTAGATTTGGGCCAGGATAAGGCAAGGTCAAAACAAAAGTTAAAGTTGGAGATTAAACAACGAATTACGGAAATGTTTTCCAGTATTCTGGATTATACGGAGGTAGCAGTAGGAGACCCTGATAGGTATAACGCATTGCGCGGTAAAATCCTTCGGGTTTCCAACGATACTATCAGGGATGTAGAACGGATGTTGGATAAGGAGTACACTGTGGAATTTATTCCCACGAATGACGTAGTAGTTATAAGGCCCAGGTAAGGCGTATTACGGATAGGAGATTACAATGTCTAATGAGCTTGAGAGAACTTTTGAAGCTGAAGGTAAGACCTATAAGCTTATCCTGCCCTCGAGTGAATCTGTGAGACTCGCCGATTGGTATTACAGTAAAACATACAATGAAGCTATGCAAAAAGGCATCAGTACTCACTCTGAGATGATGGACATTCTACGTACTCGGGGTATTGTAGGTCCAGAGCACGACCTGCAGCTCGAGAAGCTACAGGAGCAGCTCGGCGATAAGATTGTAGCTATGGAGTTGGAAACAGACAGGGGCAAGAGGCTTAACCTGGCTGTCGAGGTAGCAGGTCTTCGGCAGGATTTGTTTGATTGGCACCACAGGGTTAACAGCCCCCTAAGTCATACCTGTGAGAGTCTCGCGGACAGCGCACGCACAGATTATCTAACGGCTTGTATGGTTCAGGATGACACAGGCAAGTTGAAGTGGCCCACATTTGACGCCTTTGCTAATGCGGATGATAGGGCGCTTGCTATGCAGGCTCGTATGCAGGTGATGTTGTTTATGCAGGGCTTGGCACAGGACTTTCTTACCAGAGTTCCGGAGCGTCAGGTGCTTGATGACCTTGCTGCCCAGGATGCTGCGGCTGCCGACGCGGCAGCTGTGGCGGAGATAGAGGCCGAGAGGTCGGAGGAGCTTGAGCTCGTAGCAACTGCGGATGCCCTCGAGGGCCCGCCAGAGCCCCCGACGCGGAAGCGGCGTAGGAAGAAGGGACCCGCCAGCAGCGAAGAGGAGTAGCCTCTATGGACTTAACCTACGAAGAGGTTGAGTCCCTCATAAGCCAGATTATGTTAGGGCAAAAACTCGTCTCTATAAGTAGGGACGGGTTTTCCTCCCTGCTTCTTCTTAAGCACCCTACCAGGGAAGATTTGCAGCAGTCGGACTACGTACTGTTGAAGGCCCTGGAATTTGGCCGAAAGCTGGGGCTGCCAACCATAGAGGATATGGAAAAGCAGCTTGAGAAGCGTGGTATATGGGGTCAACCAGAGCAGGACGAGATAAAGAAACTTCAGGCCAGCCTGGCAGGCCAAGAAGCTGTTCTGTCTAAAACTACACGAGTGCCTATGAGGCGCGACCGCTTAGTAGGTATCATAGATGACTTAAAGTCCCAGATTCTGACAATACAGCGTAGGAAAGAATTGTTCCTGGAGCATACTGTAGAGCGTAAGGCAGAAGAAGAGAGGCTTTTGTATCTTACATCTCGTTGCGTGTTTGACCCAGAGACTGGGGAGCGTCTTTGGCCCACCCTAAAAAGCTTCAAGGCAGAGACCGAGGTGATGTTTCGACGGGATGTTGCCTTGGAATTCACGATTTTTTCGATGGGGGTACCTACTAAAACCCTCAGGTATTTAGCCAGAAGCTCCCAATGGGCAGTTCGTTATTTAGCTGCTCAAAAGCAAGGGGGTAAGCTATTCAAACGCCCCATTTATGATTATTCTATTGATATGCTTCATCTAATGCACTGGACTGCTTTCTACCAGTCGCTCCACGAAATGATGGCAGCAGATAGGCCTGACCCAAGTATTATCGATGACGATTTCGCGCTGGACAAGTTTATGGATGATTACTTCGACCGTATCAAGAAGGAGTCCGCCGCGGAAAGGATGAAGAAGGCCAGCGGGAAGAACGCTACTGCGTGGAATCACAATGAGTTGATTATCACCAAGTCCAACCCCGTCTTTGAAGATGTAGATTTCTCTAAGACCCCCGCCCAAAAAGCACGTGAGAAGGGGAACACCTCAGTAGTAGAAATCGCCGAAAAAGCCAAGAAACGATAGGCACAGGCAAGGACAACTATGGCGGACTCAAACTTTAAGTTCAATCTCGATGCTGTGCTTAATCTTAAGGCGGGTGATACCTCCGAGATTGAGGCTGCGCTAAAGAAGCTTAAAAGTACCGTAGATATGGAGGCGGTTGGGCTAAAGGCCGCTCAAAGCTCTGCTATTAAAACTCAGGTGGATGCTTTTCAGGGGGTTATGACCTCTGTTTCTAAAATCATCACTAACAGCCTTCCTCGAGGTGGTACGTCTAAAGTAGATAGCGCCGCAGCCAGCATTACTAAGATTGTGGATGCCCTTTCCAGTGTTCCTGCTGCCCTGGGGGGCTCTGCTTCCCGTAGTATTAATACATCTGCTACTAACATTCAGAAGTTAGTGGGCATTCTTGAGAAACTCCCTGAGACAGTCGGCGGCGTAGCCTCTTCAGTAAACTCACTGAAGAAGGCTGCGAACTCGCTTAAGGCGTCTGCCGATAACGCAGGCGAGTCGACCCGAAAGGTTAGGTCGGGTGGGTCTCGTGGCGGCGCTAACGTACCTCCTCCCCCAGGTTCGGGTGGGTCTGGGGGCGCCGGTGGTGGCGGCGGGCGCGATTGGGCTAATGAGTTGGAGGCCTCCTGTCAGAAGGTATCCGCCAGCCTGAAGGGTTTGGCTGGCGCTGTTGATACTATCCAGCAGGCGATTTCTGCACACGCTGCTTCTATTAAAGCCTCCGCCTCTAACGTTTCTGCCATAGCGGCGGCCGGAGCTGGTCCGCAGCACGCAGCACACAGCAGCGCACCTCCTCCTGACCCCTTTAGCTATTCTTCGTCTAACGTTCGGGAAACTGCAGCGAAGCTACGTCGCCGAGAGAAGAATAAAGCTGTTCCCGGAGAGATAAAGGATACAGACCTTACGGAACTAATTACAGCCCTACATAAGCTTATAGCTTCTGCGGTTAGTGGCCCTCGTGCTCAGTTTACGACTGTGCTAGAGATTATGAGGTCCAAGCTTCCTGATGGGTTGAAAGCTTACGCGGACCGTTTGGAGGCTGTTTTTACAAGCGTTAATTCAACAGTGCGCGAGCGCCGAAATGCTTTTTCAGACCTTCGGAAGAAAGTCAAGAAAGACGTTCGTAGCGAGCTGGGCAGCCAATTTTCTAACGATAAGTTTAACCAAGCCTGGGTTGCTTTAGACCGCAGCGTCTCGCTTTCTCTAGCGGAGGCATTACTAGACAAGGTAAGGGAGGCGCAGCGTGCTGTGGACGCTGCTCTCGCTTCGGGTGCCCCCACTAATAAGGTAGAACGGTTAAAGGGAAATCTTATAGAAGCAACTACGGACCTGGCTGAGGGAGTTCGTAGGGGTGCGTTTGATAAAGCGGGCCAGCTTAAGAGAGGCGGAAAGAATCCTTATGTAGATGAAGGTGGGGTACCTTTGCCTGGCCTGGAGGGCCTAAACGCTGCTACGGGCAGGGGCCTTTCTAAAGTAGGGCAGGAGTGGAAGAATTGGCTCGAAACTATAGTGAATGGTACCGATAAGGAGTTCGAGAATCTACGCAAGCACTTTAAGGTATCAGCCACAGACAGAGTTAAGGCAGCTCAGGAGATTTATGGGAAAGAAGTAAAGAGGGGGGACCTTTCGTCCGCTCGCGATATTTCTGCGGTTTCTGGTATGATTATTGAGGCGGGCCCTAATGAGTTTAAGGTAGCCGCCCAGCTACGGGGGTTTTTTGAGCGTGCTTTAACCCAGGCTACCGAGGGTAGGATTCCAACTAAACTTACCCCAGCAGCCCAGCAGAAGCAGATAGTAAATTTAGCAGGCACGGGAGGAGCGACAAGAGCTGCAGCTATGGCGGTAGGCGGTGGTTTATTTAAAAACGAGGGTGGGCAAGTAGTAAAGCGTGATTTCTCAGATTTGGAAGGTATAACGAAGCGAATCTATAGTAGCCTGGCCCGCTACAAGCTGCCTATTGTAGAGATGGATGAGGCTATTTCGGCTGTTATCCAGAACTTGAAGAGTGTCAAAGGGTTGGATTTGTTTGATGAGGGACAGATAAACCGCCTTGTAACTAGTTTCAGGCTGCTGCAAAGGGAACGCGCTGCGTCTGCTGCGGTACGAGAAGAGAAAGCCCAACCAGCTACTGTCTACGGTATGTCGGCTTTCTCGGGCTTGTCGAGTGAGGTCTTAAAAGCACTCCAAGGCGTTAATGGTCTGAAAACTCCCACCGAGATTGTTAGGAAAATCTTTGGTGGTTTGAGGGGTAACGCGGCGGAGGCTCGGAAGCAAGTACAAGAGCTTGAAATAGAAATGGCTCGTGCCAGTAAGCACCACATCGAGCTTGGTATAGACCCAGAGCAGCTTCGTGCTGGACTTACAGCAGCACGCCAGGTTAGGACAGCTGTGGAGAAGGGCACTACTCCTCTTGGCGCTACGAGGGAGCAGTCTTTCTCGCACTTCGGTCGTGTTGTTGCTGAGCATCGTGCTAAAATGGAATCGCAGCTCGCTGCGGGTACGAATATTCGACCAACCACGTTTGACTTTCACGTGCCAGATGAAGCAACCGGCCAGCTAAAGAAGCTAACTACGACTATTAATACAACCCGCGATAGCTACGGGAAGCTAAAGGTCACCGCTCAGGCAGCTAATGCTACGATGGCGAGTAGGGTAGACTTGACCACCGCGCTACGAAGGGTAGCGTTGTGGGGTGCTGCCTCCGGGTTGCTGTATGGCTCCTTGTCTATTTTGCGGAGTGGGTTGAGCACTATTACGACGGTGGAGACGGGTGTAATCAAGGTTGGTAAGGTAATACAACGGTCCATCGCCGACTTTGCTGCTTTTAGGCAGGAAGTACTGAATACTGCTAACACAATTACTTCTACTTTTGGTACCTCTATAGAGTCTGTTCTTGAGACAATGTTTACGTTTGCTCAGCAGGGTTTGGAGCTGCCCGATGTTAGTTCTGCCAGTAGGGTAACCGCCCTCGCGGAGAATGTCACATCTCTGGACGCACCTAAGGCAGCAGAGGCCCTGACGGCTGCTTTCCAACAGTTTGGCTTTGAAGTTTCGCAGTCTGAGCGTATTTTGGATTCGTGGAACGAGGTAGCTAATAAAACGGCCGTAACGGAAACGGTGCTCGCAGAGGCAACGAAGAAGGCTGGTACTGCAGCTCGTGGGGCGGGTGTAGACTTCGATAGCTTCAACGGTTTGGTGTCTGCTATTGGTTCCGCAACTCGGCAAACTGGTAAAGAAATTGGTACCTCCCTTCGTTTTATTTTTCAGAGGCTGACGAGGCCTGCTGCGGGTACCGCGCTTAAGCAGATTGGCGTAGAGGCACAGGATGCCGCGGGGAACTTTCGCGGGTTCTTACCCATCATAAAGGACTTGTCTACTAAGTGGGGAGACCTCTCACAGTCGCAGAAGCTGGCAGTAGCCCAGGCTACTGCGGGCATTAGACAGTACAATACCTTCTTGGTTGTAATGGAGAAGTACGATGAGTTTGTGAAGGCTGCTGCTATTAGTTCAGCTTCCCAAGGCTCAGCGATGCGTGAGAACCAGGAGGTCATGAAGTCCGCGGTTAAACAGTGGGGTCTGTTTAAGGAGCAGGTTAAGCAGAGCGCTGTTCAGCTGGGTAGTGTGTTTTTGCCTGTGGCCAAACTTGTTCTTGGGTCCGTGACAAGCCTTGCGACGTCTTTCAATACGCTTCCTACTGCGCTTAAGGCAGCTGTAGGTGGTATGGCGTTGTTCGGTGTTGCGTCTCTAAAGGTTGGTGAGCGCTTAGACCATATCTTGATGTCCCTTTCAACTCTTCCAGGTCAAGGTGCGGGTCTTTTTGCGGCGCTCACAGGCTCAATTAGGTCAATAGGGGCTGGAAGGTCACTAGAGTCGTTAAGTGATACCGCGAGACAGCTTGTGGAGGCTAACCCCCTTCGTAGGGTTTCAGTACAGGTGGGAGATTTTTCCAAGAATGCCATAAAGGCGATGTGGGATACTTCGGGGGCAACAGCTGGTACAGTTGCTGCATTTTCTGCACTTGGAAGCACTGGTATCCATTCTACTAGCGAGCTTAGCAAGTTTAGTTTAGCGGTTAGAGCTGTTGATTCTTCAACAGGTAAGGCAGCTCTTAACGTGTCTGATATGAATTCGTTGCTTGGCAAGCTTGGGCTTACTATAGCTAGGGTTGGGCAATCTTTCGCAGGGTTTGGTTTAGTGGCTGTTACCGCAATCGCTTCTGTTATCCCCGGTATAAAGAATATGACCGAAAGGATGACTCTCGCGCAGGGCGCGGCAGCTGTAGCTCAGAAAGGGTTCTGGGCTTCTTTTATTGGGTTCGCCGGTCTGACTGCAGCTGTTGTTGGTGGTTTTTATGCGCTCTCACGTGCGTATAGTAGTATTACTGAGACCGGTATTGAAGCCGCAGACAAGATGAAGCAGCCTATTGCTAAGATGGAAGAGCAGCTTTCAATTGCTAAGAAAGCTGCTTTAGAGCTCAAGGCCTATGAAACAGCTCAGCTTCGACTTAATGCTGCCCAATCGAAAACTCCCCAGGATGTGGAAAAGGACAAGGCTCGTGGGAAACACGTGCCACCGGAATTACAGGCGCTGAAGCTGGCAGCATCTCAATCCGATGCAGTAGTATCTTTGGGCTCTGGCGCTGTGGACGCGGTGGTGGGGTTTGATAAGCTGGGCAACGCAGTTCTACGTGCTGATACCTCCCTGGGAGGGTTTAATAACTCTGCGGTGAGGGCAATAGCTCTCAGCATAGCACTAAAGAAAGCACAGCAGGCCGGCCACTTGGCCTCTGAGTTGACTGGTAGTACCTTTTTCCAGAGCGCTCGTCTGGTGGAGAAGTATAATATTGCTGTAGGCAGGCTGCGTTCGGGCTTGTCAGCGTATGCCTCAGCTACGAAGAGCTTGCCTGATATAGGGGCGGTAAGCAGCTCTCAGGGGATGAAGGCCTTCAGGAAGGCTATCGCAGCTACCTCCGTCGAGGCAACTAAATATGGAGCCCAGCTCAAGGTTGTCGAATACCGCCTGGAGTCGTTGATGGGTACCTTGGACAAGGATACCCCAGCTGAATTTTTCCAGACCCTCGGAGATACAAAAGAGGGCCCGAAGATTCTGGCTGCGCTCGCTGACATTGCGAACAAGACACTTACTCCCGCCCTTGGTAAGGCTGCTACAGGTGTAGATGTTCTCAATCAGTTGTTGTTAAAGACGAAGACAGGGTTAAAGGATATTGGGCCTATCGGAGAGGTTACACTTAAGAGGTTTGAGTCCAAGAAGATAAGTGCTCTACCAATATCTAAGACCAACGTAACGGCTCTTAGAGATGAGATTAAGAAAGGGAACGCCGATTTTAATAATGCCATAGTTACCTTTAAAATGCCTGGTAAGAATACCTTGGAGCAGGGAAGGCTCCTGCTTGATAAAGAAAGCCAGCTTATTGTTGAGCGTCTCAATAAAGCAGGGCAGTTAGTTAGGGACCGCGTGTCGGACTTACTAAATAGTGTTACTGACGTTAAGGTGACCCCTGTCAACCGGCTTTCTAGGGTAGTAGGGGAGGAGATTGACAGGGTAAAGACAATTGTTACTGGCGCAGGCGCGGGTACTGCGTTTACTGGGCAGATTAATCTGGGTGCGCGCCTGGACCTTGACCTGACACCCCAGCAGCGTGTGGCCCGAGAGCTCCCTAAACTTTTCCAGCAGGCAGCTAAGGCGCAGCGTGAATATAATACTGCGTTGAAGAGCTTTAACGAGATTACAAAGAATGCTACAGAGGCAACTCCGGGCCTATCTGCAAACTTGCGCGCCAAGGCTGCAGAACTTAACACTACTTCTTTTATTTTGCGCTTGGCAACTGACCTCCAGCAGCTTGGTCAGGCAGCAGAAAAAGCTGCTTATGCTATAGAGACTGCTAGTATAGGTAGGTCTGTAGACGATTTTTTGGCCTCGTTTAGAGTTGGAGCAGACAAGGGGATAGTGGCCTCCCGGGCTTTTAAGCCCACTCCTACGGCGGGCGAGCTCACAACAGACCAGAAATTCAATAGAGATTTTGGGAAACAGATTGATAAGATGGCTGCTGATACGGATACATCCAAGGCTCAGGCTGTGCAGCTGAAGGCTACGCAGCGGCTTTCTGCGGATATCCCCCTACTGTTTAAGCAGTTTAAGTCTTCGTTAGGTAAGACAGGCGCTCCCTCCGATATTGTATCTTTGGTACACAACATACAATCGTCTACAGACGCTAAGAGCGCTTTAGAGAAGACATTCCAGAGTAAGGCTTTTACGCAGCGTCAATCTCAGGTTTTGCTGGCAGCCCAAACTCTGGACGCTACTAATAAAGTGGGCTCGGAGGTTGGACGGCTGGCTACGGCTATGGGTGCCCCCGCCAAAAAAGAAGTGCTATCTACTAGAGATGCCGCCCAGCAGCAGCAGCTCCAGAAGCAAGTTGCTTCAGCATCCGCCCAGGCCTTGAAAGATGGATTTACCGCTTATGCTATAAGTAGGCGGCCCAAGGAGGCTTCGCAGGGCGAGAAGTTTTTGAAGCCGGATAGGATGGCCGCCAGTATTGCTAAGGGCGTTACAGACCCAATATCCAGGATGATAGCTGAGGCTGTGAATAAGGGGGATACCTCCGACCAGACGATAAATAAGATTGTACAAGCTTACCGGAACCTCACCAGTAGTGAGCTTAAAGCAACCACCACATCAATTAACGCGCTTTATGACTATGCTGCGCGTATTGGGGAAACATCCCCAGATATGATGAGCGCAATAACCGCTCGGCAGGGTAAGGAAGCTTTAGCAGAAAGGCTTCGTCTGGAGGAGAAGTTTGCCAGCTCGTCCGACGCGCCCGCGACTATTAAAAAGGCCATCGAGGCTGCTATTGCGGTCAAGAAAAATGCTCCTGCGGCTACTGTCGATACTACAAAGGTAGCCAACTTCGGTAAGGCACTGGACCTCGCCGAGAAAAGTATACTAAGGCAATATGGTGCTTCTAAGGATAGATTGTCAGCAGAAGCAGGAGCTACAAAGTCTCTTATCAGTTTCAAGCAAGAGGTTAGTAGCAGCCTCTACGCAGTTAGTGCTTTCGCGCATAAGATAGGGGAGGCAACGCGTAATATAAAGAGCCAGCTTGCGGGTAAGGATGTTGACCGGAAGCTCTCCGGCCCCCTCGCTGGCGCAATGCGTGGCCTGCTGACCTCCAGCCCTGATATCGGAAAGTCTAAGGAAGACCTGTCGCCGATTGAGCGTCTTCAAAAGACCTTTGGCACTATTTTTCAGACGGTGGAAGACTTTCAATCAACCATTCGCCCTGAATCGCTGCGCGTGTTGAAATCCCTCGGCTTGGAGATTACTAAGGGGGAAGAGCGGCTTGCTACTATTCGCCAGAATAAAACAGAAGAGGGTGTAAGGGCTTCTCTGGCTATTGGTGGTGCGCTCGATGCCGAGAAGGATATTCGCGATAAGCTGATTCGTGTTATTCAGTCTTCTAATGTGGAGATTGGTAAGTTTGCTGAGCAGGCTCGCAGGTTGGTTATCCTCGAGGACGCCAAGAAAAAAATAGAGGGCCTCGTTGCCTCGTTGGAAGTTGCCTCCAGGATTCGGTTTGATACCACCTCCATTGATAAGGCTTTGGGGCGCAGCCCCTTCTCTATCCAACCCGCTCAGTTTGGTCAGAAGACTGCTGACTTGGATAAATTTCAGCAGCGCGAAGAGCAGCTTAAGACGCAGCTTGCCCAGGGTGTTACGGCAGACCAGTATCGGAACATTCAGAATGAGCTGAAGAAGTTAGAGTTTGATAAGAAAGAAGTTGGTATTACAGAGCAGCAGGGTAAGGAGCGTGAGAAGCTTTCTGCGGAGATTAACGCGGGCAAGCAGGCGCTCCAGACTCTGGCAGAGGCCGAGAGGCGTGGTGCTCCAGTTGGCAATCTGATAGAGGTAATCAAGTCAGAGATGGCTACCGCTGGGGATGTTTTTGAGACGGGCGGCAAAAAGTACTTCAGAGGTCTTCCTTCCCTACAGAACCTTTCAGGTGAGCTTACTAAGATACAGGAAGGGAATACCAAGGCCGCGCTTGAAAACCAGCGCAAGATTACACTCGGACCTTTGGAGGATTTGACAAAATTCAGCAATGCAAAGTTGGAGGAAATTGCTAAGAATACCGCAGCTTTTAACTCATTCGTAGACAAGCAGGCGTTGGCTAAGAAAGAAGTAGCCGCTCAGATTGACGCCGCCGGGCCCACTTCTGGAGAGAGGTCTCCTGATGCTCAGCAGCTCTCTGACGTGTACAAGAAGGTACTGGGTAAGGACTTTGAGAAGCTGCTGGGAGAAGGTTCTGCCCCCTCCGATGTGGTAGTAGGGTTTACAGGGAAGCTGTCTTCTGCGACGGACGTAGTCCAGGTATTTGCAGATTCTCTACTCAAGGTGGCTACACGAGACGATACAGCCGCTAATAAGTTTGTGGACGCACTTACTTCGGGTAAGGACGAGTCCAAGCTGTTCGCCTCCGGCGGCGCTGTTTTTGGGCCGGGGGGAGTAGACCAAGTACCTGCTATGCTAACAGCAGGAGAGTTTGTTCTTCCCAAAAACGCTGTTCGTAGTCTTTCTTCTTCTTTCGGGAATAGTGTTCTTACTTCTCTACAGAGAGGAAGGCTCCCTCACTTTGCTACTGGGGGGCGTGTAAAGAGGCGAAAGGACTTGGAGCTTTTGGCAACGTCTCTCGGGATAGACTCCTCTGAGCTTGCTCCTGGAGAGGGGGTAGCAGGAACGCGCTCTCTTGGGACATACAGCACGAATGGCGCACCGGCCTTGCCCCCTGGTGCGGGGTTGCTATCCTCTGACTATAGTGGCCAGCTTGGCAGCGTTGAGTTCGCGGGTGATGCGTTAAAGGGTGCCAATAAAAAGGCAATCTATGACTTTGATGGTAGTCCCGTAAAAGGTAAGCTGTTCGTTGGAGTCACTAAGGACGGTAGGCTATCTTTTTCTGATTCCGAGGACTCCTCTAACTTTGATTCCTCTATTGCCGCCGTCGCCCCCAAGAGCCTCACAGGCCTTACTCCGGATAAGGCTAAGGATGGGACAAGCTTAGGGGACGTGTACAAGAGTACTATGGGGGATTACAAGGCTTACCAGGAGGGTGTGCGTAAGGGGTATTCAACCCTCGAGGAGTACCGAGCCGGTAAGAAGTTTGCGGACGAGTCTTACAATGGCGAGCAGGTACAGTTTGTCGCTGGGCTGGAGCGCTTGGACAGGCACGACCAGCAAAGGGCTGCTATTGCTGCTCTTAAGGGTGAGTATGACAAGAAAGCTGCTGATGAAAAAAGGCCCCCTCCCCCTGCTATAGATGCTGCTAAGGTTAGGAAAACTGTAACCGAGCAGGGTATCGCGGCTGCTTGGGCAATTCGCGACGAAGGTGATAGTCTGCTAAATGACATAGCAACCCTTCGTGAGCAGTATAGCGGAAAAGTAAGTGGCCGTGAGATGAACCCTCTCCTCCGTGGTATTTATGAGAAGCAGGTCGCGGCGGGAACTCTGGCATCAAGTATAATACTACCCAGCCACGGGGAGACAGAGGGTGCTTTTGTATCTCTCGGCGGTGTTCAGTATAAGGTGCCTTACAAGCTTGCTAAGTACATTAAGGGTAGCCTGGAGGAAATACAGAAGAGGATTAGAGCTGCGCACGGTGCCAAAGAGTCCTTTGAGGACAGTCCTATCCTAAGCAGGCTGGCTACGGCTAATGACCCGGGTGCTTTAGGGTTCTTGGGGAGCTTGGGTAAGCGTGTAGTTGGTACTGTAGGGTTGGGCGCAAAGGGGGCACTCAACACTATGTCTGATGATTGGGCTAAGCGTAAAGTAGACCCTAACAGTATTGGTGCTGCTTTGGAGTCTTTTTATTCCGGCGCCAAGTCCACCATCACAGCTCCCTTCCAAGCCGTAGGTGCCACTATAACTGGAGCAGTTAAAACAGCAAAAGAGTTTGATTTCTCTTCCAGAGAAGGAGCACTTAAGACCCTTACTAACGCAGGTATAACCGGACTGAGCGCTCTGGGCGCTTACGGTGGTCTTAAGCCCCTTGTTTCGATGGGCTCCAAGGCACCTGTGGTATCAGCCGTTACAGCGGGGGAGTCTGTTGGTACTACTACAGGCAGTCCTACTAGAGTTGCCGCTCTTGCTGAGGGTATGGCGGACATGCGTCTTAAGTGGAAGAACGCACGGTGGTGGCACGAGCAATATGTGGCACAGGGGGGGCCCTCTCCAGGCGCCCCTGTTGGAGCATCCAGCAGCTGGGTTGATACTATAGGTAAGACTGCCAAGCTTACGCCGCCCCTAAGTAAACCACAGGGGGTGCTCAAGGCCCTCCAGGCACTAGAAGGCAAGTCGTCCAGGCTTGGGCCCAAGGATATGGAGCTGGGCGCTATTACCCTTCCCAAGTCCGTTGACCGTATGATAGATTGGTTGGCGGGTATAGGGCGCCGGAAAAAAGGCCCCTTGGAAGGGGCTAATACGCAAGTAGACGTGAACCCTGCGGGAGCGCGTGCCGGACTGATTAAGGCTAACTCTTCTGTGGAAGCTCGAAATGCGGCACTAATGCACGAGGCACGTTTGGAGGGGTCGACGTGGTACCGGGGTGCAACTGGTGTGTATAAGAGGGTTACGCCAGAAACCCACTATGTGGATGCCCGCGGTGTGCACCGGAGTTATGCAGATGCCATTCGCCAGCGCTACCTCGCAGGGCAGCCTCAACTACCAGCAGCACCCCAGCAGCTGCCACCGACAGTAGTGCCTCGTCCACCAACAGCATCGCTGCGCAGCCCCCCCGCCCCTACTCCTCCTGCAGCGTCGGCTTTAGCAGAACTTAATAGGCGAGCTAATACGGAAAACTTGACTAACTATATGTTAAGTGACAGGTGGCAGGCTTCCGCCGCCGCCGACGCGCTTCGTATGTCTTTTAAGGAACTAATGTTGTCGCCGATATTTGAAAAGGCGAGGCGGGCTGCAGATATTGCTCGTCACGGGGTGGCTTACCAAGGGTTTGCTACCGGAGGCCATATTTTTGGGCCGGGCGGTCCAACTTCAGACACCGTACCCATTATGGCCAGTCCAGGTGAGTATGTAGTAAGAGCAAGCGCTGCTAAGAGCCTTGGTCTCGCTCGCTTGGAGTATATGAATAGCGTAGGTAAGCTGCCAAGATTTAGAGAGGGAGGCCCTGTTGGTGGGGGTTCCTCTGATGGTTTTTCGGTGGATACTGAGTCAATCTCGAGCGCGATTGCCTCCGCCCTTGATGAGGCAGCAGCCCGTTTCGCTGACAAGCTTAGTTCTATTGAGCTGCTCATCAAGGCTCCCAGCGCAGAAGAGCTCACACTGCGTGTACCAGACCTCCCAGAGCTTCGCGCGTCTGGTGCCGGGGGTCCGGGAGCAGCTCGCTTGGACGCCGTAGAGGGGTCTGTGGACGCCCTGAGAGAGGAGCTCCAGGGAATCAAATCCAAGTCCTCTGTAGATGAGGAAGCTTCCGTTAGCTCCGCAGATGTCAGGCAGCTGGTAGAAGGCGCGCTGTTTACTGCGAAGAGCGAATCGCTTACGGAGCTTAATGAGCGTATATCGAATGTGCTTAATGACCTCAAGGCCGAGCTGGATGGGCGCTTAGCTTCGCAGCTTGCTGAGGTCAGGTCAGAGGTTTCCTCTGTAGAGTCAATAGCTCGTCAGGCCTCTTCGGCAGCTTCTGACGCGCTTAGCAGGTCGATGAGGCAATAATGAGTTTCACCGCATACGTTGGTTTACTGAATTCGACGGCGTTTCCTAATAGCCTGGGTACTGCCTTGTGGGCAGATAATGCTTCTCCATCTACAGGAACTGCGGACGCTACTTGCGTTGCTGAGCAGGTGTTAGCTGCTTTTAATATCCCGTTCACGAGTTCGCTGCCTTATAATAGGTTGTGCGCGTTGCCCGGGTACGATTTAAATAACGTTGATGCGATTCAGGCACTAAAGCTTTCTTTGGCTTCTTATTTGAAAAATGGGCAGCTATGGGACATATTTTCGGATGGGTACGGAGTAGCGGAGTTCGTACAAATTTACCCCGCCCAAAAAACAGTAGTTCTAAATGTCAGGATGTGCCTACCTAATACGATGTATGACGATAACGTACACACTGTGGTAGTACGAGGTTATGACGCACCCCCCGTTAGGCACATTAGAGAGGGAGAGGTCATCATACCCTCCGCCAAAACGGAAGGAGATTTAAACCCCCAGCAGGTCGCCGCGCTATCGTGCTGCTTAATCTCCGAGGCCTCCCTATATGGGACTATAGTGAATGAGGTCTCTTGTGCAGGGCGCCCTTACCACAGGTCGGCTGTTATTAGCTACAAGGACCCCATTCTACAGGCACAATATAAGGATGGACAGCAATCTGTTTATGAACCCAGGGATTTCGAGAGTATCGAAGGTTATATTATCAAGTTTGATACTGGTATGTCTCCTGATTTAAACGTTACTTACCAGCAAAGTGCTACTACGTCCGTAACTTATACACTACCTTTTACAGGCCTGCTTTCTACAGGAACACATTGCGCTATATTACAGACAAGTGCTGCTTTTGCACAGTTTGGGTATCAGCGTTTTGTGATAGGCACCGTAGAAACCCAGGACAGGTATGGTGACACCTGGCCTATTTTTATAGGGGTTTCAAATCTAAAAGTGGTAGGCAACACAATTCAAGAGGCTTACGATAGTCGGGCGGGTGGTGGCGGAGTTAGTCTTTTTATCGATGAGCGCATAACTCATACCTCACCTCCCGCCAATAAAAACTGGCATTGGACATACGAGAGCGGTGTCCCTGTTTTGTACGTGTATAGTCCCAAGTATGACGATGGCAGCACCCAGGACTATATTTGGGAGTTGTTAAGTACGACGCTTGCCCCTACAATTTACCCGTACCGTGCAGCTAATACGTTGGCAGTTAATAAAGCAAGCTACTCTTTGAGCTCCGGCCCTATCACCAGGGCAGGTGTTGCGTGGCCTAATCTGGGGTCTGGTATAGGCACATTAGTTCAAAAGATGGCGGTTACTGTTGACATAGACAGGCCGAGCATTGTGGTTAGTGACCCCCGCGGTAGGGCGTTAGATTACGCCAGGGCGCTCGAGATAACATACTACCCCCTTGTGGTGGAGGACACTCCTGCGCCTGTAGGTTATAACGTGGGGGGTACTGCTGGTATCGTGGACCACACCCTGGATATTTATGATACTGACCCTACAACCGTTCAACCCAACCCGCAGACTGTAGCAGGCAGTATGACTTGGCTGGAGTCGCAGAAGACCGGCGCAACTATAGATATATCCCTGCCTTTCTTAGAGACAGGGGATGAGTGTAGGGACACTGCTAACTTCTTGTACAACCTATACGATAACTTTGGCGAAAAAGCCATAACCTCTTATAGCCTTACTTGTGGGCCAGACGATAGGCCGGAGCTGGGCGCCTTGGTGAACGGGTTTAACTCAAACTTGCGGATAAACGAGATTTCCTATAACTATCAAGACGGGAACTCCTATACCATTTCGGTGACGCTTGGTCCTATTTTTCAATCCTTGGGTAGCTGGAATACTTCCGCCTGGCAGCGTAAAACTGAGACTGTTAGTCGCCAAGGAATCATAACATATACTGCTGGCGACGGTGTTACCTATAGGGTACGTGTTCAAGGGTTGGGTGAGTATTACGCATTGAATACAACGGCGACGACCACATTTTTTGTCGGCGAAAAAGTTAATGTTCAGCTTAGAAATAACCCAGTGGAGTCTTAGATGCCTCTTCAGACTGATTGTGGCTCAGTAGAGTTAGAACAGATAAGAGCTCGAGTAGAGATAAACGATACCTTTATTGTAGATACCCCGGACGTCAAAGCTATCAGTGTTAATAAGAGTCGTGGCAGTAATATAGGAACTTTTAGTGTTACTATGGAAGTTAAGGTTGACGCGAATTTCGGTGCGCCTACGGGTTCTGGTGGCAAGATTCGTATTTATGCTGGCACAAAACAGAACTACTTGGCAGTCCCAATTTTTACCGGCAAGATTAAGAGCATTCGACCTACGCCAACACCGGGTAAGCCCAACTATTACACACTTTCTTTGGCGGGGGACGACATTCTTTCCAATCTACAAAACAAGAAGTTTTCCCGCAGACTTCCTACGGATGGCCCTGGTGTGTTTGTGACTATTACAGGAAGCGCGGGGTCTCGCCCGAGTAGTATGACGTGGGCCATTGATGGTAGGGCAACTTCAGGTTCCAAGACTTTTAGTCATACGAAGCCGGACCTTACAGACCGCAAAGCACATAATAGTCTTACCCACCATAGGGACTACAATAAGTACACAAAGGACTGGGGCCAGAAGGGGGGTATTACACCTGTTCCAGAAGCCGGTTCTCCTGGCGGAGGCGGAGGCCTCAATGTGCACGACCACAGTAGTATGACGTCAGGTGGTCCCGCGTTTGGAGTGTATAGTCCCTCATAAAGAAATGGCAAAAAAATCGAGCGCCGGGAAATCGTTGGGGGATTTATGTATGGTCGACGCGGGCAGCACTGGTTAAGCTGGTGTATTGTTGTACATTTTTGTTTTCGACGCTCGCTAATTGCTCTGTCGGGCCCCTCTTTAGTGGTAGTGGGTTATATACACGGGGAGTTATCTTACCTAAACAAAACAAGTTATCCGTAGTATACTGTATAAGGCAAGGGTAAAAATGACGTGTCAATGTAATATAGCTGGCCTGCTTCTGATGAACTACCAGGGTATTACGTCCGCCGCGCTGAACGGCAGCACAGAGGTATCTGTAGCTACAGACGGTACAGTTTTGTTGGGCCAATCACTAAGCACTCTGAGTATTTCTGCGTGGGCGTTTGCTCCAGGGGGGGATAGGTTGTTAGGGGCATCTTGTAACGCCTCTGCCAGTGCAGAGATTAAATGGATGCAAAAGTACGACTGTTCTACAGATACTGTTTATTTTATACCTATGTCCGGGGGTAAAGCATCAGTAACTAACGGCCCTATTAATGGCGTTTCGTTGGAGTGTGACCCCGGGATTACGTCTAAGTCTTTTAATGCTTCTGTTAATTCAGGGCCCGTAACTCCTTACATTACGGCCACTCGCAGTGATGGTTATAACTTAATTTATACAGGGGCACCTATCCCTATTCGTAGTGGGGATTCCACCCCTTATTCAATAAATCTGGGCCCGTTTTCCGTTATAGCGTACTTGCAGTCATTTAGCCTGACAGTGTCTCCTCCAGCCCCAGCAACTGTATCATACAGCTTTGTTATTCCGGGGAGGGTAATATAAATGGCAACACCCGTTACTATCACTAAGTACAGGTTAAGGGCAGGCTCTCCGATTCCCAAGTCTATAGGTACGGGGTGTTCAACGGCACCCCCCTCATCGTATATTATCCAATCGTTTGGGGTCGAGGTCTCCGAGGTGGATAACTGGGACGCTATTGTAGGGCTTTACGCCTCCGAAGTTATGCAGGGGATGCAGAATTATGAGGACACTTCTGCGTTTAGAAGCCAGGCGTACGTAAGGATTTCTTATACCGGCACGAACACGCGCAATACAGACGGTGTACAAGTATTTAGAGGGCAGGAAGAGCACGCGTTTGGGTGGCTGGACGAGGACTCCGCATCGCTGAACTGGATATCCTAAGGGGGGGGTCTATGGCAGTAATATGTAGTGTAACCACATCTTCCGTAAGCCCCTTCTCTTTCATAGATTGCGGGTCGGTGTCTATTTCGTATGACCTTAAAGGGATGGCTTCGGTATCATTCACAGTCATTAGTAATTCTACTACGATATCGTTGCCGAGCTACACTACATTGGAGTTTGGGTCCTCTACCGAGACACGGACGGCAGGGCCTTTTTCTGCGGGCAGGGTTAGGTTTAAAGGGACAGTTATTGGCTACGAACTATCTCCAATACCAGGCACATTGGTATATGAACACAAACTACAGCTACTGGGCTGGGGTTGCAGGATTTAATAGGAGAATCCTATGGGGTGTGGGTGCGGGAAAAAATCTACCAGACACGAGCCCCCTAAAAATGACTACCATAGTAGGTACGCATTTTTAACTCCGCGTCAGCTTGCTGATAAGAAAGCCAGAGAAGCAGCGGACCAACGTTCCCAGGAAGAGTTATTGCCTAAGGACGCTAATAAGTAGGTGCGGTAGTGCAAAGATTAACTTTGGATTTTGTTAGGTCTCAGTTTAAGTGTCGTGGATTCGAGCTGTTGGAGAGGACCTACAGTAGAGCTACCGCGAAGTTGCGTTATAAATGTCCCGAGGGGCATATACACGCTATAAAGTGGAATGATTTTCAGCAAGGGTTGGGGTGTCCACATTGTTCTGGAAAAGCGCCCCTTGATTTAAATAGGGTGCTCAAAGCTCTTCAGGCAGAGGGGTATAGTTTTTTGTGCGGCGGGGCACGTAGTAAATCCTTACTTAGATGTAAGTGCCCTGGGGGACATACCTTCTCTACCTCATGGAGTCGGTTTTATCGGGGTTCAAGGTGCCCCTATTGTTGCAACAGGTTGGTGTGCTTAGACAACTGCCTGGGTTCTTTACGTCCCGATATAGCGGCAGAGTGGCACGAAACTTACAATGAGGGGTTGACACCTCAGGATGTATTACCAGGTGCTAGGAAAAAGGTATGGTGGAGGGGTGTTTGTGGGTGTGAGTGGGAAGCCTCAATAAACGGGAGAACTCGAGGGGCAGGGTGTCCTTATTGTGCTGGGAAGAAGGTGAGCTCCAGCAACTGCCTTGCGGCAGTTAATACTGTGCTTGCTAAAGAGTGGCACCCCATTAAAAACCTGGGTTTAACGTCTGAGGAGGTTACCGCGGGGTCCAATAAGAAAGTCTGGTGGCAGTGTGATATAGGTCACGAGTGGGAGTCTACTGTTAATAGCAGGTCTTCTGGAAGTGGGTGTCCCTTTTGTTCAGGATTGAGGGTTCTGCCAGATACAAGTTTTGCTTCGGTTAACCCAGAAAAAGTATCGGAATGGGATGCACTAAAAAATACGAAAGAGGTGTCTCCGGAAACAGTGTCTGCGTGGTCTAATAAGAAGGTCTGGTGGGTTTGTGCAAAGGGTCACAGCTGGAGGGCTTTGATTTCTTGCCGGTCTGCTGGAAGTGGGTGTCCATACTGCTCTGGTCAAAAAGTGTGTAGTGACAATTGTCTCGCTACGATTAACCCCGAGTTGGCAGAGGAGTGGCACCCTGCCAAAAATTTACCGACTTTGAGCCCAGAAAGGATTACGGCGTATTCCGGTAAGAAGGTTTGGTGGGTGTGCCCTGTGGGCCACTCCTGGTGTTCCACTGTATATAATAGGGCTTCTGGGCACGGATGCCCAGAATGCGCGGGTGGGTCTGTTTCTAAGGCTTCGCAGACGTGGCTCGATTCGCTAGGAATCCCAGAGGAGTTTCGGGAGTTTGCGATAAAACTGTCAGGCCACAAGAGGAGTATTAGGGTCGACGGGTTCGACCCGGCCACGAACACCGTGTATGAGTTTCTTGGGGACTTTTGGCACGGGAACCCTGCAAGGTTCGACCCGCAGGAGGTTAACCCTCGCACATCCGAAAAATATGGAGTTTTATATCGACGAACAATGAGGCGGTTGGAGAGACTTCGAAGGGAGGGGTATACCGTTGTTCACATTTGGGAAGGAGAGTTTAAGGAGGGGTACAGATGGCAGTAATTATCGGGGGCGGAAGTTCTGTTACTGCGACCAACTTACTGGTTAGTGGCCACGGTGTTGTTTCCGTAAATTTTGGGTTGCAGGCAAGTGTGGAGCGCCTTTGGGAATTAGGCTCCTTTAGTCCTTACGACACTACATCATCTCGACAGAGGACTTTTGGGCTTACTATATACGGGAAAAAACCTGATGGTACCGGTGGAACTTCTGTTCAAGTACTAACACCCTCTACTTCGTGCGCTGACGCTAGCTCTTTGTCTATAACGTTTAACCCCAGCTCGTGCTCTGGAGCAGTGGTTGGGTTCACTGATACCTTCTTTATTACGAGTTACTCGTACTCGAAAGATACTACCTCGTATGGGCAAGAGTCCTGGCAGTTTTCCAGTAAGCCAACCATCCCCTCATACACCGGCACTATTTATATGCTCCGTGGAATAAGTACAGGCCAGATGATTACAGGTGCTGATGTTATTATGGATGCGGAGATGGGTGTTGTGGTTGATGAAACAGCTTCTAAAGACGCGTTAGGAAACTGGATTGAGTCAGATAGCGGTTCTGTTAGCGGCGGATTTCCGGGTATAGGAAATATGGAGACTACCAGAGAAGTTGTATATACATCTATTGGAGGGTCGACGGGGAAAAGTACTACCACAGATGGTAAGCGTGGGCAAGCCTCCTGTTCGATTCCTATGCAGCCTATTTATGTTTAGGTGTTTTATGAAAAAGATTAAAGAAAAGTACAAATTGATTTTGTCTTGGGATAGCATTGAGGTTATTGACGATAACCACGCCCTTGTTTTTGGTGCGCGTTTTAGTGGGCCAGCTTTAAAATTAGCGACTTCGCTGAACGCGGAAGATAGCATTGATTTGGACCTAACATCCCAGCACATTGACCTTATAGGTACGTGGGATATTGTGACATTCGAGTGGTCTGGTATTAAGTACGTAGAAGATGGCAGCACGGTGTTTTTTTCGCGGGGCCGTCTAAGGTCCCCTGAGCTTGGAAAGGTGCGCAACTTCAAAAACTCAGATAGGGTTGTTATTGATACAGAGGACCACGAAGAGGAAAAACACCCCCTCAACCTGGTATACCGAGCATACATAGAGCGGGAAGATTCTACTCCGTATGACTACAAGAGGTAGGGACGATGGTTAATTACCCAGCAGGGAGCAGGACTAGGTATTCGGGGTATGGGTGGAAGCTGTGTCCTTACTCTACTGCGTACGAAGAGTCCTATTATGATAATGGCATACAAGGCCCTTCTAATCACCCAGACCTTTTCAACAACCCCTCGTGGGGAGCGCTTAATACAACAGACCACACAACGACCTCCGGTACTATGCAATACTGCTATTCTGGGTGCGCTGGGTGGATATGTAGGGACCCTGCTTGTTATTACTACACAGCAGAAGTCCCAGGCGTGTGGTATTTTGAGAGTTAGATAAATTCTTTTAATTATAGCAAAACGACGGTTTGTTCGGAAACACCTGGTTCCTAACTACGGAGAATAATTATGGCAACCAACATAGTCGTACGTGATTTGGAGCACTACCCCGATACGGGTAAGACAGTGACTGTAGACTTGAAGTCAATTATCCCTTTGGGGTATGGGGGTGATAGCCGCTGGTGCCTTTCCGCAGACACCTCCGCCACCGCCTCTGGTTCAGCGACGATTCAGGAATCGTTCGCCAATGGTACTGTGTGTGGGTGGTCGAAGAGTAGCGCAAAGGTTACCAGTCCTTTTACTATCACAGGAAGTGACAACCAGTTGAAGGTAGCGATTGATGAGGCTTTGACTTCTGGCATTACAATCGCACTAACTACAAGTGCTTCTCCTCAGACAGGCGACTCTATTGCTGCTAATATTGAGCAGCTACTTAAAGATTCTACAGTAACAGGAGGAGCGAAGGAAGGAAACCTTTCCTACTTGAACGCTAGGTGTGTTTATAGAAATGGTAGGTTTATCATTGCTTCGGGTGGCCTGTCTACATCGTTTACCGGCGCAGATAAGTCTTCTGTGAGGGTTGGCGCCGCCACACTGTATGATGCTTCTGCGTTGCTTGGGTTTGATACCCCTGTTGAATCGGAAGAAATTGCGTCGGCGACGCTCACAGAGACTTATGTTTCATCTATTGTCTCTTCTTCTACTACCGTACCAGTGAACTCAGTTTCTGGGATTGCAGAGGGAGATTGTATTGCCCTTAAAGACCCTGATGGTAGTATCTACTACAGGTATGTAGATACGGTGGGCGCGCCAAACCTGACTGTCAACGTAGCAGTGTCGGTTGCGGCTAATACTATGGTCCAGGTGCTTCGTCTTCAGGACCCCGAAGTGAAGCCCCCCTCCTACTACGAGGACATTGATGGTGTGATGAGGCACTGTATTGAATTGTTGGCCCGTCAGATTAACTTTGCATAAGTAGAGTGTTATGGCCACTTTTTTTGTGACGCACAGTAAGTTTCCGACGAACCCAAAGCTCTTTACCGTTAATATAGAACAGGTTGTTAAAAGGAAGGGTGAGCCTAATACCCAGTTCTTTTACAGCAACGACGGCGAAGAGTTTTGGGAGCTTTATATCGCGGCTAGCGCTGTTGATACCGTAGGGGTTGCTGTGCCCCCTTTCTGGGCGGACGTGCTGGCCTCAGAAGCCACCATTGATGAGCTGGTTGCGGAAAAGGTGGATGCTATTTGTGCTTTGATAGATTGGACCTCTTCAGGGGAGTTAGTGGCGGAGGAGGATAGGTATGCGCCTGTGCTCATTAGTGCCAGCCCTGTGGATGGAGCTGTTGATGTACCTATAGCGTCTAAGATTACGGTAGTGCTGAAGGAGTTGCTCCCCGGAAGTGGTATGGACATAGCTACTTTGTCATTCAAAATAAAGGGGGTGCCAGTTACGCCTATGGTAACGGGGCACCCATACGAGTACACTTTGGAATTTAGTCCAAAGCCCTTATATTAAGGCGGGATTGTGACCTACGAGAACATCAGGGTATCACATAGACATGTATGTACAGATGAGATGCACTCATACGCTTATACGTTTGACCACACCCAGCAGGCAGTAGTTCAAAAGGACTTGTCAAGCGGGGTTGTTGTGCAGTCCTGGCCTACGGATTTCTTTTTTACAGAGGTAGTATCTCTGGAGTTTGATGGCTATTACTGGTGGACTTTAGAGCAGGTCTCGGACGGATTTATAATCCGCAAGTGGGAGCGGAAATCAAGTATTTTTGCATCGTTGATATCGACCTACTCTTTTAGTTCCTCTGCTTCTCTGCAGTTTTCGTCAAGTGCTCTCGCGGTAGAAGCTTACACCTCTACTGTAAGTACTGCAGTTGGCCCAGGGGTTTCTTACTTGGATGTTGACGACGCCTCTAAGTTTAGAATAGGGGACAGGGTAGTTATAGGCCCGAGCACATCTATTGGTTATATAGGAAACACTGATAAGTGTTCAATCCTGGGAGTTGTTGGGAACACCGTACAGGTTTCTCCAGCACTGGCAAGTAGGTACTCTTCTTCGGACAGGGTGGTTTCTCCTCAATCTCTTTGGGTATTTAACGACTACGGAGATTCTCCAAGTAAGGGGTCGTTAATCAAGCTTAGTGCTAAGACTGGTGCGATTCTACTTGTGGATTATGGTGCAGAGTATCGGCAGGCGTCTGCTGCCACTTTTTATGACTCGTGGCTACTCTACCACAAGGGCGGGCAGGTTAGGTGGGTGTCTCCTGCAACTCTTGCTCCCTACAAGGTAATGGCCGTAGATGTTCTGAAGACAGACCGTTCATCGCTTTCGGATGTATATGGGCTGTTCGTATATGACAGCATTTTATACAGGCTCCAGTCAGAGTACACCTACTACTCTGCTGGCTGGCACATCGAACTGTGGTCGACTTATAACCTGGTGAGCAGCTCCACAGTGGCGGAGGTTTATATGGTCGCACTGTCTGTGGAGAAACCTATGCAGCACTTGGTGGAGTCTCCAACAATTACTACGGTTAGTTCTACAGTAAACTGTATTGTTTTGGACCAGTATATGACGCCAGTGTATGATAAGACAGTGAACTTCACGACAACAGCGGGTACGGTGGCTCCTCTCCAAGCTGTAACGGATACTAATGGTAGGTGTAGGACTGTGTATCTTGGGGATACTCAGGATACGCTAGTGACTATAACAGCAGATACAGCGTAAGGTACTTAAATGACCAGAGAGAATGTTAGATTCAGTCAGCCTAATTTTACGACAGACGGCGCTTTCTACTACTCTATGCTCACCTCTGTGGGGGTTTTGCAGCAGAAGGTGGATGATGGCACTGTTGCGTTTAGCTTTGTACTGGACACCAGCCCGGAAAACACGATTAAAAGCTTGGAGTGGGATGGCGTATTTTTTTGGTCTTTGGAGGACCACGGAGACCCTGTTGATGGTTTTGTGATTAGGAAGTGGGCTATAGACGATTTCATTTGTAAGCAGATATCTGTCTACACCTATACAGATACTGCTACACATACTTACAGGGCCTCTTCATTTGCTATCGAGCATTATAGGAGTTCTGTTGGTCCAGGGAACAACGACGGGGGTGGCGACGGGTACACAGGCGTGAACCTGATGAGTGAGATTTTCCTCTATGACACCTCTAAGCTTTCCGTGGGTGATATCGTTTATTTCGTAAAAAGATGGACACCTGTACAAAATAGGTATGGTACAACAAACATAGAGCAGTTTGTCGTAAATAACATCATCTCCTCAACTAAAGTGGCTTTTAGCACTAATACCACGGGGAACCCCTACAGTGATGGGAGGGGTTGGCGTGGTGTAGAGGCGAACCCTTCCGCCACTGAGCCTCTTCCTCCAGATGAAGTTTATTGGACCAAGTATATCTGGGTGTTCAATGATTATTCCCCGGGTCCTACGTCCACCCCAGCGCTGTATAAGATAAACGCTAACAATGGCACTAACATTTCTCAAGACTCCGGTTCCCAATATGGTAGCGTGAACGCGTCCACCTTCTATGTGAAGTATGGCACAGCGTCTAAGACTGACGGGGACCACACAGAGTCGCTGACCTTTAATACCTCCATTGTGGATACCGCCGCGTTGGGCGGGAAGCAGACCTATGTGGTATATATCAAAGACTCGACGGGCCTGCTTTATAACGCAAGTACCGCGGTGACGGATAGGGGGTTGGCGATTGATAACGTTAAAGTGGACACCGTCAGTGTGTGGCCCGCGTATGACTTAGTTGTGGTAGGCACCGAGCCCGACGCCATTTTGTTGAGGCTCCAGCTGGGCACAACGTATAAGATAGGGGGAAATCTCTCAGATGAGTCATGGACTACCGTCTACAGTTATGACAGGTCTCTCCTTCGAAGGCATGTTAAGTCCATTTCCGTGACTGCTGTTCCTTCAATTGTACCTATAACTACAGGGTCCGCAGTTTTGACAGCGCATTTAAGGGACCAGTATAACGACCCCGTTCCTTCTGGAGTTTCTGTCTCGTTCGCTGATGACGACGGGGAGGCCTCGGTGTCTCCCACATCGTCAACTACAGACGCCTTTGGTAGGGCTTACTCTAACTTTATCGCAGGGGATACTGAGAAGGATGTCAAGATTACAGCAGCATCCACCTGGGTTAGTCTAACGTAATAATGGTCGCATCAAATACCTACTTATTACAATTTGCTTCGCCAGACCCTCTTATCTCTGACGTAGTGCAGTTTAGTGGGACTGCCTCTTCTGGTGCTACAGAAGTACAGTCGGAGTTTCAGAGGGAATCGTCTGTTACTCAGTGTACGCTGTATCCTGCGCAGAATCCAATGCCCAGAGGGGATGGTATTACTACTACCGATATATATGATTTTTCAGACTCGCCAACGGGCGACCCCGCCCTGCCAGGCAAACTGAGGTATGCGTATGGTAGGCCAAATGCAGATACAAGCACATACGGTACACTTAAGTACTCACACGGGCTTCTTGTCTCTCAGACAGCTTCTTCAATTGAGGGTACAGTGTCTTCAGTACAGAAGTCATACTCGGGATATACTAAGGAAGCACAGCAAGCTCTTAAAAGTGGTGATATAACATTAGTACAGGACCTTTTTAATTCTGCGGATACCTATGTAGAGCAGTTCCAATTTCTACTCACCGCAATTCCCATTCCGTTTTCTAGTAAGAATCCTGTAGATTCTGATGTGTTTTTGAGGATAGCAAACCCAGTTTCGTTTCCGTTAGCCTCTGGCACAGCTAGTCTTTCTCTGAATGGGGAGGTACAGCAGGGCTTAGTTGTGGAACCGTTTTTTTTGGGCAATGGTGGCCTGAATGTAACCTGGTCTAACGTAGAGCATTTTGAGTATGGTTCACAGGTTGATGTTCATTGGGTTTTTGAGGATACAGATGTCCCCCCCAATAAGATAGTAATTGAGTACTGGTTTAGAACTGTGGAAGACAGGGTCGGTCCTCGCATAACTTCTATCAGTCCCACAGCTTCGAGCGAGGGTGTACTGATAAGTGCCTCGATATTATTTGATTTGACAGACGCGGAGGCAGGAGTTGATATTTCTTCTCTAAAGCTATATGTTAACGGGGTACTTATTGAAACAACTAACCCCAATTTGACCATACTAGAGATTAGTGAGGGGTTTCGTATAGGGTACGACCCACCCACAGATTTTCTTTATGGGGATTTTATACCAGTTGTAATACTTGTGTCTGACCTGTCTGCGCATACGAACACTACATTCTTTACGTGGTCGTTTACTACCGAGTTGTCCCCTACTCCCCTTCTTTTAGAGCAATACCCCCCTCCTTGTGCTACAGGGGTTCAGAGGATAGGGAACATTTCGTTTGAAGTCATTGACGGTGGTGGTGGGTTGTTGAGAGAATCAATTACTATGAGTATAGATAGCTCCGAGCGGGGCTCAGTTATACTGGTGCCTATAGTAAGGAGATTGGAATAGATATGTCACTATTTAGACCCGGTAAAGTTAGCTATGTGGACCTTGGGGTATCCTTGAGTAACTACGAGGGCGTTACCGGTGAGGTCCACAGATTCTTACATACAGGCAGTCAGTTTGTTTTGGCGGAGTATGATTCTTCTACCGAGACAACAGAGCTAAATTACTGGGATAGTGACGGAGGCGAGGCAGTTAGTCGTCTTATGGAAAACACACGCATTCTGGACCTAGTCTACGACGCCGCTGACGAGCGCTACTACGTGCTTCGGTGGAACGAGTCTCCTGGCTATACAGGCTCTGCCGCGTTGGAGTGGGGTGGGGACACTGTTTTTTATGACGATTTTTCGCGGGGGTCCATTTATGATACCGGGAAACCTCTTACCTCTCTCTGGTATATTTCAGCTCCGCGGTGGGGTATTTATTCGTCCCACGAACAAACCCCTTCTGAAGAAACTATCGTAGCCGATACAGTTTCGTGGTCCCTCTTTTCTAGGAATGAAGCTACTGAGAGGTTGGAGTACACAAGTAGCGTTGGAAGGGGTACCCTGTCGACAACCGCTGCTATCACAGGTGCTTTTCAGGCTTGGGGCACGTTTTATATGACAAAATACCTCGGTGCAGGCTCGGTTTTTTCGATGAGGCTAGTAGACAGGTCTTACGTCTTGGGAAGTACCGACGGGAATAACCTGGTAGCTCAGGCAAGCTTCCGGGGTTCTTATAATGCTGCTGATTTCCCTACCGCGTCTGGTACGTGGGAGTCTGCTAGCGTGTATCTTTACAATGATAGTACGGGGGGCGCTTGGAGTATTACTAACCTTAGACTCAGAGAGCGTGAGCTTGATGATGTTAATTATGCCCTTAGCTATGGTTCATACGTTTATTTTGTGGTTACTTTCTACCAATACAGCGCAGCGGATGATACAAACTACTTTCGTGTAGAAACCTCAGGGGGTACTCCTCTAGGGTATGGAGTTATTAGTAACACGAAAAAGGCTTTCGATTTTGTTGACGGTCCTCTTGGTTTTACTTTGGCAGCAGACCCCTCTGGTGACGTAGGGAACATTGCTGGCACTGGGATTCAAATCTACGTTAGAATTGACAATACTGTGGAAGCGGGTGCCGCAACCCTACTGACAGCTTCTGGTACTTCTGGGTTTAAGATGGGCGTGGGTGTTGTTGGTACAGACGCGACTACACGTAGGGACATTGATGGGGAGGACCCCACAGAGACGTGGCAGAGTATAAATACCTATATGCTGTACCCTTCCGCAGCCCGCCCTATGGGGGTGGAGTTGTATGGGGATTGTTCAGGCGCTCCTGGTAGTCCTGATTTAAGTATAGACAATTTTGAGATGACTTCGTCTGGCACTGTCGCCTGGCCCAGTATACCTTCTTTGCGGATGGAGACCTACGACGCTACCGGCGCAATTAACCCAATCACAGACCTTACTGATGAGTTTGGGGCTGCGATAGGTGTATTCGACGTAATTAACCTGAGCTCTTCTGGTATTGGGGGGTACATAAATTTCAAGGCCAACGGAGGCTTTGCCTCTATAACAACAGACCAACTGACTGAAGCAGGTGGCGGGTCTGTCTATGTAGCCCTTAAAAGATATCAATCCGATGTGCCGAGGGTGCTTCGCTACCGTAAAGAAGACTTCCCACTGGGAGGGTTAGAGACAGGGGCTAACGCGCTTGCCGTTTATTCTGGTACCTTACAGTTTTCCCCACTGTATAAGTATAATACGCTTTTTTATCCAGGCCACACGAATACGGAACTAGCTTACGCCACCGAAAACCCCGCAGATATGGGCCGCGGGATTTTTATACACACACTCGACGGTACACTCCTAAGTGGTACTAATCCGCGAAAGGTTGCTTGGGCGCAGTCCTCTGACTATCTCGCGTGGAACATAACGGACACCACCGCATTGTATGGCGTAACACTTACTGGGACGGAGGCGGGGTCAGTTAAGTTGTATAATATGTCTCCTACTACCGCAGCTTTTTGCAGTGTCGCTTCCGATACCAGGATGCTGGCTGCGGGCTCCGCAGCTACTTCTCTTGTGCGCGCACAGGTAATGAATATTTACGGTGAGCCTCTCTCTGGTAAAACAGTGGGTTTTACTGTCACCCTGGGGGATGGAGCGCTTTCTCCTGCGTCCGCACTTACTAACGCTAGTGGTGAGGCTTTTTCTACATACACAGTTGGCACCTCCGTAAATACGTCTACGATAACCGCAGCGGTTAGTATCTAGGAACTTATTATGACGACTATGCAGCCAGGGCAAATAGCCAAAAGTTATACAGGAGTTCAGCTCAGCGGCGAGAACGACGTACCTGTTGTGAGCACTACTACTACCAGTGGTTACAGGTTTATGTATAACGGTAGCCAATTCTGTTTGGCAGAGTATGACCGCAGTAGGAATCGGAGTGAGCTAAATCTCTGGAATAATGACGGGACTGCGGTATCTAATGTCTCTCTAAATAGAGATTATGTATTGGATGTCACCTATGATTCCACGGAAGAGTCTTATTATGCGATAAGGTGGGTGGGGGACCAGCTTGCGACTGGGTTTACATTTTCAGAGCAAACCGAGGGGGGTGTAGAATCTGCTGCTGGCCTGCTAGTTGACGACTTTTCGGCAGCAGCTGCGTGGCAGGCTTCCTCGATTCCGTACATCCAAGTTATAAACGGGGTGTCTTTTCGGCGGGATAAGCCCGTGTACGTTGCTAGAGAGAAGCGTAGGTGGGTGGATTATGCTGAAAACTACTACACAGGGTCGGTAGCTTCTGCGGGCGTTCTGTGGGGTAATACTGCGTCATACGTAGTAAGTACGCCGTCGTCTAACGCTACTAACTTGTTAAATGTAGACACAGAAAATTCTCAATTGACTTATTTTACCAAAGAAGCTCCTGCTATAATGACGGTAGACGTGACTTTTAGTGGGGACCTGCTCACTTATATTGACTTAGATGTTACTTCTCTTGAGGCCGACTGTATATTTGGTTTGAGAGTACTAGGGGATATTGCTAATACCAAGGGGTCTTTTAACCAGTTAGGGTCTATATGCTACAGAGGGGACGACAGTTCTCCTTACGTACAGGCTTGGACCGTTCTCTACGATAGTGATTCCAGTAGCGATGCCTGGGGTATTTGTAACACACGAATTAGCGAGGTTTATCTAACTACTAGTGCGGGAGGCGCCTCAAGCATTGCTAGCGGTACGACAGAGACCTACAAGATAGCAATTAACGCATACAACTATCTTACGGAAACCTCAGAGTACCTAGGCTCACTTGTAGTTAAGGAGCACGCTCTTGAGTTTACAGTCGTAGACTCCGCAGAGTATTCTTACGGTAAGGGAATTATTGGCACAAATGTCAGTCTCGATACTGTAGACTACTCTGAGGGAGAATGGTGCTACGGGGATATGCATAGGTCCTTTAGTTGGGTCGGTGAAGCCGCCCAGGTTTTGAATTTTGATGCTGCGGTTGGGTTTGAGTTTGACCCCAACACAGGTGCTTTAGTAAACCCGGTTAACAGCGGTGTTCTTCATAGTTCTATTGATGTTACGGTTGGTCTGCTACAGGAGGCCGCAGGGGTCGATAATGGCAAGGTCAGGCTGGCTATTCGCAGGGAAGGGTCCGTACTGACATTTCTGAAGAGGGATAACACAGTTGCCGGCGGCGCTTACACAGAAGTACACTCCTTTGATAGTGGGTATACAGGTGAGTTAAAGTTTGAGTTCATAGCGGATGCAACCCTGTCTGTGGCTCCTCCCGATGTAGTATGCACAGGGATTGTCGTGCGGGGCCTTTTTCCGTCCGAGCAGCCAACACCTTATGTTATTCCAGCAGCGCTTTGGCATCACTCGCTTTTAGCTCTCGAAGTATTTGATATAGATGGTACCGAAGATGACACAGCTGTTACGGCGGGGGACGGTGGGCGTGTTATTTCTTTGTTAGACCTTATTCAGGAGGGGGTAGATTTTGGAGGTAGCTTCGAATCTGTGTATGGTTCTGTGCAGATTTGTACTAACCACGGAATAGGTTCGGCTGGCGAAATATTCATTGCTATAGGTCAGGACGTCTATAAGTACTTGAAGAGCGTCTTGCCCATCGCTGATTTAGAGACAGGTGCGTTGGCGTCTGTTTCAAGTATAGACGCGTTGGATGCGACTGTCCGTAGCAATACACTTTGTTGGAATGGTCACACACAGGCGGGGCTGGTATATATTGCGGGGAACACAGCCGACCCGGGTGAGGGGCTTTTTGTCAACTGTTTGAGGCACACTACAGCTACTGCTAATTCGCCTCTTAAGTTTAGCTGGATTGAGAGTTCTGACACCACATTTGATTTTTATGGGACAGACCCACGTAATCCGTCGGTTCTGTATGGTTACTCTACTTCTGACCGAAAGGTCTATATGTACAATCTGGGGGAGACGGTTTCCGCGTTTTGTAACGTGGTTAGTGTGAAGCAGATATTGGGTGCGAATACGTCGGAGACCTCTGTAATAACCGCGCAGGTGCTGAGTGCTTTTGGGGACCCCCTTATGGGCAAAACGGTTAACTTCTCCGTCTCATCAGGGGATGGGGCTGTCTCACCCTCTTCCGACGCTACAGACGCCTTTGGGGAAGCATCCACTACGTATACTGTTGGGGCTACTGTTGGTACATCTACAGTGAGAGCTACTGTAGCAGATTAGTGAGTTGATATATGCCTACCCTATCGGGTACTACCACAATAGGTTCATACAGTCCTCGAATATGCAAGTATAGCAGCGGTTTCGAGGTATGTTCTTTAGGGTATAAACTTAACTACCCGGGGCTATGTTTTTCACAATCTTTAGGCAAAATAAGTTCTACTGGGTTCGAGCCTGAGTATCCCGTTTGTTTAGTGGATTATGTAAGTAAGTTGGATGCTACGTCGGTTTCCCACGCTGTAGGTACTCCTATCGCTATTTCATTTGTTTCGCTTACTGACCCCCGGTTTTCTGTTGTTGCCGGGGAAATCCCTATAAACGCAGCAGTGCAGTTTCTTAGTTCAACGGCTAAGACTGTGCAGATTGACCCCTCGTTTTTTGCATCGGCCCAGGTTCTTGCTATTCCTACTTCAGTCTCCACCACAATAGTTCAGCAAGACGTTGTAGGGGGTACCTCCTCTTCGTTCAAAATGTTTCAAGCGGGGAAGAACATAATCCCCCACTTGATGGCTCGTACGTCTGAGTATTGGGTTGTAGATACGTATGCTGACGCCAAGGTCCTTAAAGAATGGCCTGAGAAAGTAGGATTGGCGCAAGTTTTGAGTATTACAAAGGTTAGCGGTTCTTCTTATATTAACAGTACGACTTTGGCTAGTGGCGTAGGTGTTTACAAAGCCCTAACCGGGGATTTCCAGTTGCCCTCAGGGTTTACCTTAGCTTCGGGGGAGGTGGCTGATAACCCAGTTAGTGTGTGTGCTGACGACCTTACTCCCCCAGTTGTGGGTAGTACAGTCCCCCTCAGGGGGTCCATACTAAACGCGGCTGACTCCTATATCGAATTTACAGTAGCAGATGGCGTTGGCGGCGTGGATTTAACCACTTTGGAGGTTTCCGTTTCCGGGGATATAACCTCCCAGCCCGAAGGTACCTTGGTTGTATCCGGGGGCGTTGACCAGACAGGCGGGCACGTTTTGATTCAGGGGGACTCGGTGCTATACCTTATTAGGTACACTCCGACTCTTTCTTGGGGGTACAACGAGACGATTACAGTGGATGTCGCTGGGGACGACCTCGAGCCCCAGAAGGACGGGGTTGATTGGACGTGCTCAACCCCCGGAGTAGTAAATAGTTTTTCCGATTCTTATACAGTAAAAATACAGAACTATAGCTCACTGGGTGCTGAAATTGTGGGCCTCCCAGATTCTGAGCCCCCCGACGTTTACTTTGAATCCCCCACCAGGTCGTCTATCGACGTTGTAGCAGAGATTCCTATCAGTTTTTATTTGCTGGACTATATCTCTGGTGTGGTAGTTTCATCGATTAACGTGACGGTCAATAGTACCGCTGTGATTGTTGCGGGGGCCATAGCAGTTTCGGGAGCCAGTATAAGCCCCGTCGCGGACGGGTACTACATAGCATATATACCAACTGACCCCTTTGAGTATGGTACTACGGTGACTGTTGGGGTACAGGCAGTAGACGGGTCTCCTGCCAGTAATGCTGCGAACGTAAGTTATTCGTTTGACATTGTATCTGGCGAAACCCTGGTGATAGAGAATTTTAGTCCGGCGCCAAACACCTCTTATATGGCAGCCACCAAAGACTTATCCGTAGATGTATATGACAATACGTTTGGCATAGGAGACACCTATTTTCTGATAAACGGTGTGGTAGCAAGTGGTACTCGAACACCACTTGGGCTCGCTGGATATACAATCACATACCACCCAGAAGACGATTTTGACGTACAGGGTACTTTGCGAGTTGGTGTATATGCCAGAAATGATAATACCACCTCCCCTGTTATTAAGACCGTAATCTATAACCTGTACCACGGGTATAGGGTGATAGATTCTAACTATGAGGCCCCCAGGGGGAAAGAGCACTTGTATATCGCTGCACGTGCTACTAACACGGAGACTTTTGTAAATAGGTTATCCACGGTATACCGGGTGTCTCTCTATGAGCAGCCTACGAGTGATTTCGGAGCTTCTATTACTGCGGTCGTTCCTTGGAAGGATATGGCGGCCACTATGTCAGTGATTTCTCCAACGCACTCATATGGGGAAACAATAGACGTAGAGGTTTATATAGAAGATAAAGACGGGAATAGTTTTGGCCCTTTTACGTTTTACTACACAATAGTGGGTGCGCCCTAAGGGCGTTCGGGTAGTAAAATCGTGTGTAAGGTTAAGGTAACGTTGTTTGAACTGTACCCTAGTATGAGGGCTGAGTGGTTATACGAGAAAAATTTGGTGTTAGGTGTACTACCAGAAATGGTTACTAGTGGGTCTCATAAACGTGTTTGGTGGCGGTGTGCCGCAGGGCACGAATGGGAAGCAGTGGTGTACTGTAGGACGAGTGGTAACGGGTGTCCTTATTGCTCTGGGAGAAGGGCCCTTCCCCATAATTGTCTCGCCACAGTTAATCCGAAGTTGGCCGCGGAATGGCACCCCGAGAAAAATCTAACCTCTGGACTGACGCCTGAAATAGTAACTACGCGGTCAGATAGGAAGGTCTGGTGGAGATGTTCTTCTGGACACGAGTGGCAGGCTATTATAAAGAATCGCACTAATAAGGATGGTTGTACTATATGTTCTGGGAAGACTGCGTGTTATGAAACGTGTCTATCAACTACTCACCCAGATTTATCTAAGCAGTGGCACCCAGCAAAAAATATGTTAACACCAGAGGGTGTTGTAGCGGGTTCTAACAAGAAAGTCTGGTGGCTTTGTGATAAGGGACACGAGTGGTGTGCAACTATACATAATAGGTCTGCGGGTAGCGGGTGCCCTCATTGTTCCGGAGGCGCCATTTCGAAAATATCACAAGCTTGGCTCGATTCTCTTGGAATTCCAGCGGAATTTCGGGAGTACCCGATAAAGCTCTCTGGCAGAAAGCACACTATTAGGGTTGACGGGTTCGACCCTACCACAAACACCGCCTATGAATTTCTCGGGAACTATTGGCACGGCAACCCCGAAGTGTTTGACCCAGAGGGGGTCAACCCCCGCACATCCGAAAAGTACGGGGTTTTGTATCGGAGGACGCTGCGTCGTTTGGAACTGCTCAAGAAAGCAGGTTATACCGTTGTTTTTATTTGGGAGAGGGACTTTAAGATAAATAGTTCGAACTATTAGGAGAATAGATATGACAGCCGTGTCTCGATGGGTTCGTTATCCGATTGCTGCTACTACTTATATTTCAACGACAAATGTTGGTACTCCCGGTGTTTCCAAGGGCACCGCCAATACTAGCGACAGCTTTACTATCCCGGGCAGCAGTGCTAACCAGTTGAAAGTGAATATCGATGGCGCGGGCTCACCCGCGCCCTATCAACTTACGCTGTCTTCAGGTACGACCCTCGACCCTCGTTTTGTTGCGCGGGATATACAAAGGAAGCTCCAAGCGTACTCCAGTGTTAATAATGGGTTCAAACACTGTCAAGTGTCTTTTATTAACGAGGGGAGTAGCAGCGGGTATGGGCAGTTTGTAATTAAGTCAGGTACCTCCGGGGTAACTTCCGCAGTTACTGTGACTGACGGCGATAGTACCGTACTTACTACCCTTGGAATGAACTCTCTAAGTGAGGTTGCTGGGAATGCTTATCACAAAGGTACTTCGACAGCGAACAGCGCCTACGCTGGAACTGTCACTACCAGCGGTACCTACCAGGGGGCTTTTGATGACGCTTACAGGGTAGTAGCTTCGAGCGCGCTTCTGCTCGGTACCCCTGCTTTCGGTGGGGGCAATACGTACGGTGTGGCAAACGCAGGGGCGTGTTCCGTAGGTGGGGATTGGAACTACGATAATGACAACACTTATGTGATTACTATCGATACCACGAACGGGTCTACTATGGGTGGTGGTACCGGAAATGTACCCACATTTACTGTTGCTATGTCTGCGGGGTCTGGTGATACCGTAGCTACAGCGCAGGAGCTTCTATTCGCGAATACATGGTACACCATTGGTGTTCGTGGGTTGCGGATTAAACTTACTGACTACCCGTTTGGTAGCGGGGACACAATTACGGTTGCTTGTACAGCGGCTACAGTTGTTGATGGGTCCAATCCTACAGGCGCCATCGCGGTGGCTAAGGTGGTTTGGGATTCATGGCGTGGCGACAACGCCACCGCAGCGTCTCTTACATCTGCTACTCCAATTGATATAGGTACCAAGGGGGTGACGATGGCTTGGACTGCTGGTACCCTTACCGCTAAGGATGAGTGGAAGGTTTATTGTAGAGCCCCCCACCCAGAAGCATACGGCGTGACGAGTATGGATTATGGTAATGTTACTGTAACGACAAACAGCGCTGTGAAGTGCCATCAGTTCGAGATAATGAGCGGTGCTGTAGATATGAGCAGTGTTAAGTTTTCTTTGCAAAGTCATGGGTCTTTTTCGCATCACGGCGGTGGGGATAACGATACCTACTTCCACTTTGGTACGGCGGGCGCGGGAACACGTGGTGATGGCGGCGGCGGCGCGGGAACTGGCCCTGAATGGCCTGGCGCTGCTGTGAC